ATTTACGCAATTGTTAAGGCTGTTTAGGGTAGAGTCAGTGTGGCTCACACCTTGCATATCGGGAACATCCAATGCTCATGTCTCCAGACTTATTTCTCGATTGCATCCTCTATATCATCAATGACAAAACGGAGCAATCTCGCAATCTCGTTCGTGAATTAGTTAATCTTTATGAAACAGATGCCCGCAATAATGCAACGATAGACAATGACATCGTACGTTTTTATATTCGCATTATTAAAACCATTATGGATACGGGTGTTTCAAAACAAAATCCAGATGAATTACGAATGATTTTACTGAAGTTTCAGTCAGATGCTGTATTATCAAAGCGTACTGAAATTTATAAACTATTAAACGATACATTTATGTCAACAGAACTATTGACTGAAGAAAAGCGCTTACAGTATTTTGAACGTATTCAAAACGTTCTTATCATGTATCGCTGCAATAAGATGGCCGGAAAGTTTTACGGTGCGCTTGCTAAAGCTGGGGATATGATCAATCCATTTGATCAAATAAAAGAATTGCGTAAACTTTCTGGTATTGCCAAAGAAGTTGAAACGGCTTTTGATGATACAAAATCATCTAGTTCTCAGGGTATTTCACTCATTGATAAGATTGATTTGTCCGATAAAGAATCTATGAAAGTGGGTTTGGACAAATATAAAGAACGAGCGGTATCTGGTGTTGTGCGACTTGGTCTACAAGGACTTAATCGCATACTCGGAAAACGTGGTGGTCTTACGCGTGGGGAATCTTTAGTATTCTACGCACTTCCCCATCATTATAAATCTGGTATGTTGATGAGTGTTGCTGGATGGATTGCTCTCTACAATACACCCGTTTTAAACAGAGAAGATGCTGGAAAGAAGGCCCTGGTTCTTCTCATATCACTTGAGAATGAAGCCTATCAAAACTTTGTTTGGATGTTTCGTCATTTCTACCAAACAATCAATCAGATGTCATCGGACCATATGACAGATGAACAAGTTACCGATTGGACGTATACTGCATTTTCTGCCAAAGGTTATTCATTGATTATTGAACGCCATTTACCTTCAAAGTTCAACTATCCCCAATTTGTTGAAACTGTTGAACGGTATGAGAATTCTGGTTATGTTGTTGTTACAGCATGTCTCGACTATCCCAATCTTATGGCAAAAGATGGAATTACAGCAGAACCTGCCGGACGACCCGATCTTGCCGTGCGTGCTCTCTTTAGCGCATTATGCAACTATACCAAAACCAAAGGCATTACCTTTGTTGGAGCACATCCTCTCCATCGCGATGCTAAGAAGATTGCCGCTAGTGGTATTGTCAATGTCGTAAAACGCCTTGATACGAGTCATTTAGCTGACTCATTTGATGTGGCTCGTGAAATCGATGTTGAAATCTTTATTCACATTGAACGAAACTTAGAGGGTGCTGTATATCTAACAATGCAACGTGGTAAACATCGTTATGTCGACGATACTCCAATTGCACACCAGTATACCGCATATCGGTTTCATCCTATCTACGGTATCAGCGACGATTTGTTATTACAGGCTGAATTTGTATCGGACATATACTCAGATCCCCGTAGTTCTGAAGGCATGCACGGGATTCCAGATCAACCCCACGAAACTGATATTGAAGAAGTTTTAATCTTCTAACCGAGATCTGAGTGGATCTCGCTAGAGCTTATCTGATCTTTGATCAGATAAAGTTAACTAAGAAAATCGTATATTTGTTTGTTGTAACAATAACATTTAGCAGTTGATCTAGTGGTATCTGAATAATAAAAAACACAGATTATATATTGTATAGCACCAACTCATATCATTTATTTTTTGGTGGATATCTGATTGTCAGCACTGATAATGCCATTTCAGATATTTCTACTCTAAACCAGGTTTGTCGTGCGTATTCCGATCAACTGCTAAAAAATAAAAAAAAGGCGCACTGTCTGATGACAACTTCCAATTGTCTAATTGAGTCGGAAACCACTGTTGAAACATGCAATGAACCTACAATTCGTATGTTCAAGAGTGATCGTGGATATAATATCAACATCGGTGAGATTGCTAAAGCGATCTACGAGCAATCCATTGAAGCAGTTCGGTTTATTGACATTCCGTCTATCGTTCGCGAACAACGTCGGGGAACTGATGTTTCTGATACCCCCACACTCTCAGAAGTTGGCGTTACCACCGTTTCTTCCGCCACCGGATTTCAGTTTTGTCAGGTGGTTGCCGGCACAGATGCGCGTCCAATCAGCATCGACAATGTATTGTTTGTGAGTAACGATCCGGCCAATACCGGGATCAATCACGGCACTGGTGGTGTTGAGATCGGTAGCTATTTTGGTCTCGGTTGGAAACGACGTTCTGATAGCATCACATTGATTTATCGTGTGATTAGCTGTGAAGAATACATATCCAGCGAAGCACAGCCACCCGATCGCAACAATCGTCCAGCTCGACCAATTGCCAAGTTGACATGCGTACTTGATGGACATTCGATGAGAACTTGGCGTGGTATTAACGGCGATGTGCCAAATTCTCTGGCAGCACTCCACAGTGCAGTTGAAGAACGCATGAAGTCGGATTATAATGTCCCGGTTTATATGGACATGATTCGGATGATCAGCAGCACTGAAGCAAGCAGAACAATTGCTGAGCAGATGAAGACGGAACAATTTGGGATGGTCAAATCATACGACCCAGAGACGTTCCGTCGCGAAGTGTATGATGAAGTCATGGCTATTCGGAATAGTCAATATTCCAAACTGCCGACTGGCGCTGACGTGAAGCGCAAAGTCAGTCCATTGCATGCTGTCGAGACTATCGAACTCGATCGTGAGCAAAATTCTATTACGGTTGAAGTGGTGATCCCGCGCGACGACGGTGTTGCTCCTGTACACTATCAGACGATTCTCACCCCTGAGAATTTCTTCGATCAAGATGGGCGCGTTGTGCTCGAACGCGGACTCGTTTTAAAGAGTTCATCCTTTGAGAAGTTTCGGACCGAACTTGAAAGCCGTCGGGATTCAATCATCTCGGTACACTTGACAAGCATCCGCTAAGCAATATTGCTCTCTAGGATCAGGCATCTGCCTGATCCTAGAGCAGTATACATTTAAGCTTCGAGTAATCTACGAATCACCAACACAAAATTATGCTCAATTCTTTGCATCGACTCATATACCACACCGAGCATATCCAACTGAACACTTGCTGTCATAACGAGTTTATAAAGTGACCGTACTGCAACTTTATCAACTGGAGTCTTTTGTTGTTCAAGTGATGTAACAAGAGTATCGATGATCTTTTCAATCTTATCTAAATCATTACAAATACTTTCTGCTTTTTGAAAGATAGCATTATAACCAAGTATGTGTTTGTCAATTGCAATAAGTTCATCAAAGGAAGAGATGACTGTATTAAGTGGGACCTCTAGTGTTTTATCCGCAGTAAAAATATGACGAAGACTTGTTTCAACAGAATCTTTAGTTACACGAGCAATGGCTTTTGTTGTATCTTCTGCTGGTAACAAATGTCCGGCAGTATTAACTGCAGAAAGATATGCTTGTAATGTTGTAATTGTATTTTCAATTGCAAGAGTCTTATATAATTCTTCAACTATAGTGGTAGCCTGTAGATAACCAACCTTCATTCCAGATGGAATGGGTATTGACAAATCGATGTTAAATTGTTGATGCTTAAAGAATTGATTGAGAAGGAGTATATGAGATTCATGATAGGTCAATAATTCAGAACGTTTGAATTTTTTATTAAAACCCACAAGACTTGTTTTAAAATTATTGAGGATTCTAGCGAATCCATCAAAGAGTCGAAGAGCGAAGTCAAATGATTCGATTGCTTCACTGTGGGTGATGGGACAGTCGAGCTGTTCTAAGGCAAAGTACGAGACATTTAGATCATGTGCCATGGTGATATTCTTAGTCCCGATCATTCTTCTATATAATAGCTCGAATGCCTTTGATTGAATATTTATTCGAGGCTGAGATCTTATGACATAGCACAAATACATTTCTTCTCAATAAGGATCGACATCATGGGTCTTTTGGATTCGATAGATTTTAAAGAAAGCGCATTCCAACCTTACTTGAACACCGGAACATTACTTGATGTTCAAGCAGGCGTATTCATTCCAGGTAGTCATGGTGGTATGATTTTAAATGGTGGATTGAGTACCACCAATGCAGTTGTTGGTAGAGAACAAATGTTCAAGTCTACCGAACTCATGTCTTACATTGTACGTGCAATGAAACACTATCCTCAATCTGAATGTTTCATATATGACACAGAATATGCTCAGAAGAAAGATCGATTGATTAAATTTTCAACTTTTTCAGATTATAACACGTTTGATGGTCGCTTAAAGATTTCCACACCAGCTGAAGAAACAGCAGAAGAATTTTTTGAAAAAGTTAAAGCTATGTGTGCTTATAAGCTTGCCAATCCAAAAGACTTCATGGTCGATTCTCCGCTACTGGATCCCCGCACCGGAAATCCCATGAAAGTCTGGATTCCAACCTTTGTTGTATTCGACAGTTGGTCTGAAATGACCTCTGGTAATGTACAAGGCATTCTTGAAACAAAAGTTCTTGGATCTTCAGATACTAATATGATATTTATGAAAGATGGCATAATCAAAAAGATGATGTTATCTCAAATTCCTAGATTGGCCACAATGGCTGGTGTATACTTTATGATGTCTGCACATCTTGGTAATAAGTTCGAACTCAATCCTCGGGTGACATCTCCCAAAAGTCTACCCTTTATGAAAGCCGCTGACAAACCCAAAGAAGTAGGATCAAATTTTAACTTCTTAATGTCAAACTATCTCGAAATGCGCAAAGTTGAAGTTTTGGTCGATGATAAAATACCTATCTATCCAACAGACGGATCGAGTGATTCAGAACTTAGTGAAGTAACCGCTATCATGTTGCGGTGTAAGAACAACATGAGTGGAACATTGCTACCGATGGTCGTTAGTCAAACCTCAGGCATCATGTCGGATTTGAGTAATTACAATTACATTCGTAAAAACGAATATTTTGGATTACTTGGTAGTAAAGTTCACCACAAACCAGCTATGACAGATATTAGTGTTGGACGCACCACTATCCGAGAGAAGCTAAATGATCCAAAACTGGCACATGCGATTGAACTGTTGGCTCAGTTATGTTACATCCAAAACAATTGGGTTCAATCTCCGGGTGCCGAAGTTAACTTTTCTATGAAGCCCGAAGTTCTTGCTGAAAAACTATTAGCAAGTGATTCTCCAACGACATCCGATATATTGGAAAGTCGTAGTTGGTGGACATACGATAAGACAAATAAACAACCGTATCTTTCACTTTACGACGTTCTGGCAATCGCACAAGGTGTTTACAAAGCCAAAGGTGTCTCACTAGCGGGTCTTGTAGTACCGAAGCCTTCAGTTGTTACATCTAAAAAAGCAGTCTGATAAGACCATAATACTAGTGGGGATCGCCATAGCGATCCCCACTAGGTTTGGTAAATACTTAATGTGGGACTGTATAAATCGGACATTTACGATCTGATTTAATCCAAGCTGCTTCTGATAAATGTAATTGTGATACGGTATCTTCAATGGTATTGAGTTTATTGACAGAAGTATCTAACATATTATTTTGCAAAATAAGTTTTTGTGCAATAACATCTTGTTGAACTGTCACTGCTACTAAATTGGGATTGTTGCTTGAAGTTGTAGATGCTGTAGATAGAATGGGATAGTCTAAAACTAGAAAATGGTACCCTGTATAAATAGCTGAAAGAAAACCTAAAACGGCGATAGTTTCACGGAAGGATGCATATAATCCACCAGCTCTTGGAATGAGCATCATGACTTAAACTCCTTTTTGAATGGCCATATGATAGCCTCCATACCAAGTGGTCGTGAAGACCACTTGGTATTTCGGTTTAGCGAGTTGAATATTTAGTCGATACTAGATCGGACAAATACCCGAAGCACACTGGAGATGAACCAAATCAATTTCTTCGTTGTCGTTCTCAACTTTGATATTTTGAACAAGTTCCACAAATCGCTCCAATGAAACTTCTTCTTCTGGAAGATACTCATATCCCATTTCAGCATCGGATTTACTTGGAAGAATAGCACAACATCTGACAGTGGATTGATGCTCTCGCACGATAGTACGAAACGCTTCTACATCAAAGTTATTGGTCAATACTTTCAGTGTGTAGCTTATCTGATTTCCTCTATCTTTACCGATCCAATACTTTTCTAACAAACGCAACCATTGATATTGATCAGATGGAGATGCCTCACTGGCGGTAACGACACGTTCACCAATACCAAGACGAACCAATAGAGGTACTGTTGGAAATCCAACAATTGTCATTCCTTGGAAAGTCTTAAGCCCTCGCATTGGATATCCTTGGGATTCGTATTCAGCAAGTCGTGGATCGGAACCAACATCCCATTGACGAGTATCTGAATTTTGAGTACCTTTAAATTGAACCCAACGAAGATATTGACGACGGGCTGGTAGGTGAACACCTTCAGTTAAACCAAACAATTTCGAGGTAGATCCGGCCGGTTTCACAGTCGTTACAGTAATTGGATCATTCATTCCTAGAAATTCAGAATATGAACAACTCTCATCTTTAGCTGCAAATGAAAAACGCTCCATCATGTTCCAGAATGGTGCTGACTTGATAGGATCTAGTAGATCATTAAAATCATAACCAAACCGCATCCAAGCATATTCATGTAATCCAGTTGGACCAATACCAATACGGTTGGTACGAGCAATTTCTTTGCCATAAAGGGCATTCATCGTATTGACACGAATCAGAAATCTTACACCCAATCGCACAGATTCTTCGATACGATCGTCCCATCGCTCAGCCCACTCGTCTGAGATTCCTCCAGGTTCGAATGTCATCAGATCAAGCGGACAGGCAAGTAGTGGGGCAAAATCAGCAATGACACATACGCCACCAGCCACATGGAGCGAAATTTCGGAGCATGGATTAGTGGTTACAGGGAATCTAGACACTGCACTTCGACGAGTCAGTTCTGCTAACAGGCCACATGCCTCATCAACATGATAACGATCACTTTGAAAATCTTCACCATTTTCATAAACTGGACGATCCCTGGCACTACCAGTACGATGGTCTTCGAGTTTATCGACATTGATAAATCCAGGTTCGCCATTTACATACGCACATAGCGTTACTTCGTCGAATACGGCGTGGGCATGAATAGACAGTGGATCGTCGGTTGCTTCTGCTTGAACCAGTGACCAAAATGTCTTATCGACCATTACCGAATGATTGGCAGTCCACAGTCCACCTTCACTCTTGATTCGAATAAATGCAAGAATATCACGATCGCGCCAACTTTTGGTTGCCATTCTTGCAGCGCGACGTGCTCCACCAACCTGAACTTCAATCGAGAAGTAATGGTCGATGCGCAATGCTTGTTCCCAGAGCCACATTTTAGACTTAGCCAACATGACATGATTGCGAAGATTCAAGAAAGCGCGCATCACGGAAACGGGGCCGGAAGCTGGACGGTTTTGCATTCCACCGATGGGAGCACCTAATCGACGAATATGTGAGAACTTTAACAAGAGAGTCTTATTACTCTCGTGTCGGAAGGCCATTGCTTCGAGAATCTCGACTGCTTTACCCCATCCCTCACGACTGTCGGCGATGTCGTGTTGGATCGTATCTGGCGGAATACTGGAGAGGTCTGATACAAAATTATTTGCAATATATTGGCGCATAATACCAGTTGGATCGGTTGTAGTACCATATGGCAATATACCGAGATCAACACCAAGTTGACATTGTGATTTGACATCATGGGGATAATCAGGATGTTCTGGGGATAAATATAACAACAACGTTGGTGCGGCTTGCCAGTCCACAACGATAAGTTCGTCATCATACGAACGACCGACGCCTGCGCCATTCAGTAACAAATAGAACTTAGCAAATGTGGTAATGGCTGTGGCGCAATTCGAGAAAACTTCGATATTTCTTAGGGATTGCGACATATCTCCATGTTGAAGATGTCGACCAGAAGTGAGCAATGCGCCAGTAGCGATAGCATTGCGCAATTGCTTCTGTTCATTACATTCGTCATCCATGAGGGGATGACCCAGAAGACTCATATTACCAGCAGCTACGCGATCTGCAACACGTCCAAATGACTCATCATCACCTTCACGAAACACAGTACGACGAGCAACTGCAATGCCCATACCCGGATCTAAAGTTCTGGAGGTTACTGGTATATGACCAAAATGATTTGTTGCAATAGTCGACGATATCGACATTTCCGATTCGGACAATTTCATCGCATAGTTCATTTTGGTCAGACCTTCGTATTTACATAGTTACAGGACGAAATCTCTGCTATTGCTGTGATATTTCTACCGAACATGTAGTTCTCCGCTAATTTTTTGGATGCATAAGATGGTCATTGGTGGGTCTTTTTATAAGTATTTTGCTTAAAAATACCAGCTTTAATTTGTTGACAAAACCTAACACACAGGGGATTAATCCCCTGTGTGTTATCTCTTTTATGGTATCGAAGCAGGTGGTAAGGGAGCCACCCAGGCACCTCCAGCCAATCCAACGGTAAGTGCTGTAATCAAAGCATCGTCATAGAGAGCAATGGTCTCAGCAAACGCCGTAAATTCTGTAATAGAGGGAAACATATGTGGCGTTCCCGAACTATCCAACCATCCACGTGTGGTTTGTCCATTGGTAAATTTACTGGTGTTTGTAATATAGACTTGTTCGCTTGTGATACGTCCGAGACTGGTCTGATCCAATGCATAGGTGCCATTGAGTGTCGGAGTTCCCGTACTCGTAATAGCCACTCCAGCAGCAATAGCTGCATTATATGCAGTTTGTGCTGATTGTGCCAATGTTGGCGGAGGTACAACGGGTGCCACAGGTGCTACTGGTGGAACGTATGGTGCAATCGGAATAGTGGTTTGGTTGGCAATGATTGAAACATAGAGTGCGGAGCCGGAAGCATCTGGATCGGTAGAACTTGCAGTGTACGGAATGCTACCAAAAACCGGATGACTAACAATACAAGAAATGAATTTACCATCAACGGTTATGTATTCTGGATTTGAGTATGCCCAGGTCATTTATGCAATCCTCAAAATAATCATGTTGGTAGATGGTTGACTGCTGGTGTACGAATTGAATTGTCCACCTCCGGCATCATACCAGCTGATAACGCCTGGATTATACTTGGCTGATACAGAAACCCATGTACCACTTAGGGGGACAGTTCCTATTACAATAGGACCTAGGCTATTGTTACTAACGGGATCAATGGCATATGGAATGTTGGCGCTGGTGGTACTTACTGTATTAGAAATCCATGCCGACCCCGAACCATCTGTAACAAGGGGCCCTGCAAATGTAGTACCGATGCCAAATTGACCAGCTGCATTATATTGGGCATAAGTTCCTACAGCACCTTGTGTAGTAACCACTGAGGTATTGACACCATCAGTACCATTTGTACCGGGAGCACCATTCGTTCCGGGAGCACCAGGTGCACCGTTTGTACCGGGAGCACCAGGAGTACCCGGAGGTCCAGTTAGATCGCCAGTAACGACAATTGTTCCACCATTACTAAGCGTTAGTGTCAGAGTACCACCCGTAACACTAGCTGATGCAACAGAAATACCACCTGTAACAGTCAGAACACCACCAGCAAGTGTAGCTCCAACAACAGAAGAAACTGGACCGGCAGTCCATTCACCGGAACCACTTCCCCCAGCAATGGTTAGTACGCCGCCAGCAAGTGTAGCTCCAACAACAGAATTAACAGTACCAGCCCCCCATTCACGAGCAGGAAGTGCCGCCACTGCTGCTGTGATCGCTGTGGAAATAGCAGTTGTCATTTCTACAGTTGTAACAACACCAGAAGCATCGAGTACTGCCATTTGTGATACAAATGTAGTGAGTTCATTTAATGTTAAGAGTACTGGAAGTGCCGAGTAGAGAGTTACACCATCGCCCATTTTAAGAACTGTGGTATCGACGGCATAAACAACCATTCCAAGCGGAACTGGAATTAATATAGAATTCCAAACCGCCTGGGTGCCACCAACAAATTGCGTAACTGCATCAATAACTGTAAGATTTGGACTACCACTCATCTATATTCCCCTAGTGCGAATTCCATAGAATGATTTAGTTTGGACTGAGGAGTTGTGGGTAATGGGTGGTCATATCGCCACCTCACAAGCAGCGGCATAGAGTGTTGCGATCTCAGTAGACGACATCCCCAACACAGCGGCGATACTTGCCAATGTGGGTGAAGTCTGTGATACATCGGCAGCATCTGCCCATGCGATCTGTGTTTTAAAATCAGCTGCAGCTACAGCCACATTGGCATCATCAAGTAGGGTTTTTCCTGCGTTTGTTGGTGAGGGTTGGTCAGAGAGAACGATCTTGATCTTCCACATGGCGATGGTGTCGGAGAGTGGTGGAGAGGGTATTACCGGATCTGGTAAGGGGATTGGCATTTCTCCATCAGGGCAGAATGTCATGAAGAACGCCGCCGCCTGCGCTGCATTCCCCGGCCCCCATTATACCCACTCATTTTAAAAACCCCAAGTTAATATTTCCTATAGACCAATTTAAAATACTAGCGCAGTTGTGATACATTCACCTCACAACTGCGCTATTGATAGTAAAATTTATGGAATTGTTGCAGTCGTGGCTGGAAGTTCCGCACCGACAACACCGTTGGTAACGTTGCGACATTTTGCAACAAACTGACCAATGGCCATTTTGAATGCTTGAAATTGTGCTGGGGTCAATGGATGAACACCAGTTGCACCAGGCCAGTTAACAACAGCCGCCCCATCAAGGAACAAGGTTCCTCCGGTCCCATCCAAAGCCTGTTGCTCTGACAACAACATCACGCCAACATTGTTATTTGAAGAATCGGTGACCACGGGAAAAGTGTCTGACCAGGCACCCGATGTGCTATTGATGATAATACCCTTGTTCAATAGAGCCTGTGCCTGTTGCACAGGTGTTTGAACCGGAGGTGTAACACCAGAAGAAAACACACCATCAACGAACTTCCAACCGGGTTTTACAGCCAATCCCGGTGGTACTGGTTGTGCACTAGCAATTTGTGCAGGTGATAAAAATCCACATTGAGCGATAGTCGATCCATCTGGAGGTGAACATAAATTAACAACAGTGCCTGTTGTATCAAGCAGTGCATAAAGAGACATTATGCCATCCTCTCAATAATAATCGTACCCGAAATAGAAGTTGCATTTACATCTCTCAATGTTCCAAGCAATGTCCAGGGTGTGGTAGTATCGCCCCAATTTGAGAAACACGATGCTGGTCCACCAGTAATACCACTCGAATTCTTAATCATCTTTGCATTCGTATAAGTGCTGATCAAGAATTCATTCAGACTCGGTCCAATGCCATTTATAGTATCACCAGTACTAGGTCCGTAAAATAGATCGCAATAGAAACCACTGCTGGTACCAATACTAGCACCTGCAATAGGAGTTGAACTTAGAAATGGTGGTACCGTTAGTGCGCCACCTGTTGTGGAATCACTATTTTCAATTACCCAACTTGAAAATGCATCTGTATAGTTACTATTATTCGGCTGAAGTCTCCAATTAGAATCGGCTGTATTTGATGTAGTAATAACACAAATTAATCGATAAATACCGGGTGTTGTTGCAACATTAAGTGGAATAGTTGAAACATTTGTAAATGTGATTGTAACTTGTTCATTTGCAACTAGTGCAAATGGTGCGGTTGGTGGTGTACTGACATCAAACTGATAAACACCGTCGTATGAACCAGTGCCGTCATTGGTGCCAGGAATTGTACCAGGGAAGTAATTCTGATTACCACCAGTTCCAGTATTGATAATACCACCAGTTGCTAGGGAATATCGAGATCCAGTTACATTGGATGCGCCAGCAAAGGTGAGCGCCCGAGTATCACTGGTACTATTAATGGAGATTAAAGCAAAACATTCATTCATGGTGATGAGTGTTGAAATGGTAACTACAATAGAACCATTTGTGCAGAACAATCTCGATGCTTCAAGAAAACACCAGTGGATGTTGGCCGAACCAGAAATTGTATAACTGGATGCAATAATAACTAATGCGTTCTGTCCTCCGGCGATGTGAAAGGTGTTGCATGTCCCAAAGATAATACCCGTACCAATGGTACAGGTCGAATTCTCGAGAAAGATACCATTACCTTGTGCGCCGTTACCATAAGTTCCAATGGTGTTCAGGATAGTCATGTTGGAGATAAGTGCATTGGCACCATTGATGAAGTGAAGGGCACCGGCATTTCCCATCACTCCGGCAAATACCGTTGAAGGACCTACACCCGTAATGACGATTGATTGTGTTGAACCGAGTGGCATACCTGATAAAATAGTATTTGTCGTATAAGTTGTACCATCAACTGAAATGGTGATCTGAAATCCAGCAGCATCAATCTCATTAGCAATAGATTGCCATGCATGTGATAATGTCGCCCAAGGGGCTCCAATCGCACCAGTTCCGACACCCGTGATATCGGATCCAGCTGCTGTTACATAAAAGGTCGTATTGGCCGTCAGTCGCTGACGAATGGTAGAAACAACCCCCGCAATAGCAGTTATAAGTGCGGCATTGATGGCTGTTGTAATTTCAGTTGTCAGAGATGTTGGTGAAACATCCGTGCCCACTAGAAGAGACAGTGCTGCTACCTGAGATGATAAAGTAGCAACAGTATTCAAATAAAGTACAACAGGAAGATTGGCATACAACGTACTACCATCACCAATCTTGAGTGCTGTTGTATCCGTTGCATATACGACAAGACCAGCAGGAATTGCGATAGTAATAGTATTCCAAATAGCTTGAGTGCCACCGGCAAATTGTGTGATAGCATCAATCAATGCTAGATTGGGGGCGCCGATAATAGATCCAGTACTACCACTCATATAAAGAGACTCCTTAAAAGACACAACTAATCAGAAAGCCGAGATCATGCGATCTATATCATGATTGAATTACAATGTTATAAAACCATCATATAGAATTACCCCAATTCCCCCGAGGGTTCACCATGCCAATTAGAGATATTCTAATATCAGAAGCGTCTAGTGCAATTCTAGAACCAATTTCACAACAAGTTGTCTATTCTGTCCTTGGACGACTTGGTCTGGGAACTGCGGCATTTGGTGAAAATATCTACATTACGAATGATTATACAAAGCCGTCACAAACCACCGGAGATGGGCACAATGCATTGATCTCAAAAGATCGATGCGATGTCAAAATGACAGTTGCTTGGAATCCTTCAGATACAAAATGGGATGTTAATTCCTTTAATTACACGCAGGCCTATGGTATATTTGGTAAATTAGATAATTCACTAACTGCGGTATTTCGAGATTCAATTGCTGATGTACAACTTACTGAACATCAAATACCTTGTTCTATGGTGTTGGAATTTTCACTACAATTTAAGAATCGAGAATCTGCATTTTCAACAATCAGTGTCATTAACAATACCAGTCTGAAAGACTCAGTTATTAATTATCACACGCTGTCCTATTCCTATCCAATTACCGACGACATGTTTAATTCTCTTTTTGAAATTTATCAACTGCGACAAGAATCTGTTGGTATGGATTTTTGGAACTATCTTAAGCGTTATTCAAAAGGCGCCGCACAATACATCCAACAGAGAACCGGATCACAGATTGAACTAGTTATCAAACGACAAGATATTAGAGCAATGGGTGTATTGGATTATACCCAGAATGCTCCGACAGTACAAGAACAAGATCGCGGCATCGACCGTTTTGTTGTAGATTTTACATATACCATTCAATTTGCCAGACCGGATGTTCTTCGACTTAAATTTCCTGTGACTGTTTGTAATAAACCAGTTCCAGAATTTCTAGTACGTAAAAATACTGCAGATGAACTTTATTTTCTTCGTGGACAGTTTCAAGAACACAGTATTGGTGGCTACTTACGCACGCTTACCAACCCCTCCTCTGTGGTTGTGCGGATGCCTCCTTATGATGACTTCCGACCCCCATCGCAGCCAGCCATAGCTGCCGGATTTACAGAATTCTTTACTGCAGCACTCTATCTAGATGACACCGCTACAACAACAATCGACCTGCTCAATCTGGGTGGCAATATCAAATTACACAATACCGCAATAGAGCTTATGCAACTACAAGGTTCTGAAATTTTTGGTACAACAGGATTATTTAATATTACAATCTACTGCAATGGTATTCCAGTAGATATATCGTGTTTATCAATCGATACCAATCTTGTTGTGACTCTTGCCATGCAGGATAGATTGCGTAGATACCATTTGGTATTATCAGAAGCAACTGCCCTTAGATCGCTTGATGTAAAATGGTATCCGACATTTATTGCACATCGAACATTCTTTCCTATTACATTGATTAAAAATCTACAAATGTTCATCAATAAGCATTATTTATACATCGATTCTCACAATGAAGTATTGCGATTGGTTAATCGTATGATTCAAACAATGAACATCGATAATCAAATTCAAATACTTATTACTGCTGGTCATTTAAATCACTATGCTTATTCCTATGCAACAACAGCAGAACAATTTGTTGAATATATAATCAATAAGCATTCTCCGGTATCCCATAAATCAGTTTATGATGAATATATAAAATTGTGTATTATTACAAATCTTATCGTTGAGAGTCAATTATCTACTGGAAACTTACGTTCTCCCAAAGGACATCCAATGTTGCCTGTCAATCTTCGTGGAGTCACATCGACCTTCAATTTACCATTGCGCATTGTAGATAGTGTTATTGTTGTAAAATGAGATTGCCCGAAAAAGGAATATCACATGCCTCTCGCTGGTAGACGTGGGCCGCCAGAACCGCCTATTGCGGATATTCTACTTCTACCCGTTGCCCAGGTAGAAGAATCTCTCATTGATCATCAACCTTATATCGAAGATACTTTTATCAATAAAACAGCATTCAATCCAGAAACTTATGCCGATACGTTTAAATTATTACAACGATATTCTTCTGGTAGTCGTATTTCGGTTACCTATTTCTTACGTTCTACACCAACAAGTAGTGTACAGCGTGCCGATTCTATTGATCCTTCTTCATTGCGGAGTTCGACACAAACGAGTTATACTGAGATTAAACAATTTGAAATTGTTATACAGAGTAAAGGTTTACAGACTGGATTTAGTCAGGATAATCAAGAGTCTAAAATTACCGGCGAAGCTCTATTATATCCGGGTATGAAACCTCGTATTGGTGATCTATTCATTACACCAATTGGAGACTCAACGTTTGGTATATTCCAAGTTACCAGTGTCGATCGACTCACTTATCGACAGGGTAGTAATCATAAAATCACTTTCTTTTTAAGAGAATATGCGAGTGATGATGGTGTTGCTATCATTCGCAGATCTGTTACTAAAACAGTTTGGTTTGATAAAGAAACCTATTTGGGAGATGCCACAACCCTCCTAAAAGAAGATAGTTACATCTGTCTCAAAACTATGCGTCAGATGCGAGGTATCTTAATTCGACACTACTACAATACTTTTTATGATAAACAGATGAATAGTATCATTGCTCCCGATGGAACATATGATCCTTATCTGGTAAATTATCTGAATGGTAAAATTTCATTGATGGATTCTATTCATCGACCTGCTCAACTTTATCCAACCATTCTAAACTATGAGAATTGTATCTGGTCCAGATTAACTGAAGTAACGAATCGTACACTATTTGGATTACAAGCAGAAAATTCATTGGTCAGGTGCCGAGTGTCTCGTTGGGATGTTTCTATTACATCACTTGCCAATCGTGTTATGGTGTTAATTGACAATCCCAATAAGCAAGCAATGGAGGCACCAACACTAAGTCCAAACTACAATGTACCATCACCACCAACTCCAAGTGTCGTTCAATCATTACAACCAATTTCGACTGGATTGCCTTATGTTTTTTCAGCAAACTTCTATGCTGGAGACAAAGTGGCAATGACGCCATTTGAATTTATGATCCATGCTGTTATTCAGGATCGAAAAATAATCAAACTGCGTGACTTCATCGACGGCTTTCTCAATCGTTATGCTGAACTTACTTATGCACAACAATACTATTACATTCCACTCTACCTATGGCTAATCGATGTTGGTATAGATGGTATTGGTGCTTCCGATTCCTTCATGACATAAGGTGTGACATGATCTATTTATCAGCAACCGACCATATCAACAAACATCCGTATTGTGTGCATGCTCCAGCTTACATTCAAAGTATTCACAAACCAATAATTGCTGGAGATTTATTTGCTCCAATATATGAAACATTTGATACCAATCAACAACAACGCATGATGATTCCAATTGCAAAAATGGTTGAACTGAGTATTAGTAATACGATCTTTACAATTATTGATGATTATGACGTTCTTTTAATTCTACATCAAATCGATGCCTATGTAAAAGAAGTATATCAACTTATATCAGATAAACAAGTATCTTCTTATGTTGATCGAATTTTAAAACTTCGTATTCGAATATATACTTTATTTCGTCGGGTGTTAAATAGACGACCGGATTGGAAAAAGGCATATGGTCATGGTAAAAATCTATTTGGTATGATTGAACAATTATATCAAGGTTTGGGTATTACCATGAATACTCCGTCCGCACCACTCGACGAATTAGCAATGTGTCCAACTGTTCGTGCACATTCAGATCAGTTTAAACAAATATTAAGACCGGCTGTCATGTCAGAACTCGGTGATAAGATCAATTACAATGTCTGATACAGCATCTAATACAAATCTGAATGTAAGTGCTGCATTGTCTAATGCGATCAGTGCAGTACTGGCTCCCATATCCATCACAGAGTTTACTCTTGATGTACAGATCACCACACTCGATGATGCTGCCTATAGTTTTACTCCAGACTGGATTGATAAACTAACTATTACTCAATCATTTGCTGAGAATTTTGGTGATATTGTTATATTAGAATTTAAAGCAGCTCCAACTGATTATATGAAACTATTCGCCAATAGTAAGGGATTGCAAGTTGCTTTGAGAATAGTCTATTATGATGCTCAATCAGCCCAACGCGTATTTACACCACCCCCGATTGCTAGAATATATAAAGCTATGTTGATGGATCCCCAAGATCTTTCAAAGAAGTACACAACTGGTTCACTCATGCCAACAGCATCGATGCCGAAGACCGAACAACATATTTCTACTCGTATTCCAACGAAGTTACGTTTAATTGAATCTGCGGTTTATACGATTCGTCAACAACAAGTTCATGGTATTTATAAAACTACAAAAATTGCAGATGTTATCTCTCACATTGCCCAAAGCTTTTCGATTAAACAACTTTATATAATTCCACCAGATAACACGATGAAGTGGGATCATATTGTTATTCCCCCGGCTCAGGGAATTGATCAAATCTTCGACTTTCTTCAATACCACCATGGTGTCTACATGAAGGGCATCGATTGGTATTTTACCAATAGTATCTTGTATGTATATCCAGCATATGAGAATAATCCAACTATTAAATACAAAGCTGATATTTACAATGCCCCCTCGGGTAGTTATTCTGGTCTCCATTCCTATCACAATAGCGATCTTGCAAACAATAGACTTGGTATTGTTTCTACTACCAAAGTTAAAACATCTGATATTTCGAGACCCGCAGCTGAAAATGCCGGAAGTAACTTTAGTTTTGTTCGAGCCAGTTCTATTGTTGATAAGTTCGCAACAACAACATCAAAAGGAACTTTTATCAACAACAATAATGCATTGACAGTTGGTACGACTATTAACCGAACTGCTAGCACGAATGCCAATAATCCTAGATATACAAAAACCACTGATAATATTTTTGAAGAATCTTCAAAACTAGCAAAGTGGAGTGCTGTTCTAATAGAATGTGGATGGGGTCATGCTGTCCCATATCTACTCTATCCCGGTCACTCAATCCGATATCACTATGATAAGAATAGTGTTTTCACAACACAACAAGGTATTCTAGAACGAGTGGTCTATACCTTCAGTAGATCTCATCAACTTACCAGTGGTTATACGTATTCTGGAAATGCCACATTAAATATACGGGCTGATTCTGACGTGACCAATGCGGTACAAACTCCAACTCTGTAAGTAAAAAAATACACAACGTCATTATACATATGTAATGGTTCATGGTGTTGGGTAATCCCCACACGTATGACATTCTACACCTTACCCATATGCCGCAGACAAGACACCTCTCCAGGTCCTCCTGCAAGGGAGGACCTGGATGGTCGTACAATATAGAATTTAAATCATTTACTTTTTATCAAAAGTTCTTTTAGTATGTTTTGTATTACCTGACTGGTTCTTGTGCTACGACAGTTTTGCCAAGGTCTCATAGCATAAACAATTGGGACATCTCGACGTAAGTTTGTATGTAAATTCTTGGTTCCAATAAAATCTGGTTGTAATTGATAAGCACTAAGAAGAATATTGAGCCAGCGTATATCCTTAAGAGTTTCCATCCAGAAGTTCTGACGATGATCTTCGATTGAGATTGTGTTAATGAGTGTTTCCAAATATGTCGGAATATTATCATCGGACAATAATAGACTTTGTACTAATACCGAAGGGTTTATCACACCACCTTGACATGCTGAAATAGCAGAAGATATTTCTCTTAATGCAATAGGTAATTCAGTTCCTTGAAACCCATATCTGGTATCACCAGCTATTGTAGCAAGACATTGCTTCGGATCTGTTATAAACCAGGTTGGTTGTGATAACATCATCCCATAAATATTTGCCAACCATAGATCTTGTAGATCTTGTAATAATGGAGTTACCACATATCGATGTAGATATTCTGGTTGTGGTAGGACCTGATCGCTCGTTCGTAGAAAAGTAACATATTGCAATACCAATGCCACAACATCAATCGTCATAACGGCTCGGGTTGGTGGTTGTGATGAAAAAACAATCTGATCTTGATAGGTAGCAAAAGTAAGTTCTTGACTATCTATATCAACCAAACGTAGTGGTTTAACCGATTGCCATTTATCCCATCCAAGATCGAATGGAAGATCATCTGGTGGATCTTGACATGTTACTGGAATAAAGAACTCTTCCGTATGTACAGCAGATCTACGAATCGCCATATCATAAAACGACAATCCGGTTGTTACCGCATCAAAAATAGCATTGAGTCCTGGTGCTGTATAGACTAATATATCAAAATAACAATCGGCATCATTGCTCTTGGATAGTAATGTGGGAATATCGGCATCAGCCAGGATTTTACGTAGCAATACAACGAGATTGCTTTCATAACCTGGTGCATTATCACTACGGTCTTGCTGCAGTACGCGACGTGTATTTAGCGTTTCGATATATTGTTTTAGATGAGGCATGACACGTGGTTTACTATTTACAAAGAGATAGTTCTCAATCCCTCTAAATAACATCTTGTAAAACTTTCAGTTGGTTCATTTTTTACAATGAGCTAAAATGGTATGATCGAAGTATCCCACTTCGAGTACAATCCATCTAATTCTTTCCATAGAATGGACATCCCTTCAATTGATACCGATACTGAGTAGCTAATTATAAGACAAATAATTAATTACACACCCCTAATTATTATATGGGACATAATCGCATTTCGAAAGAAATGTGTTTATGATAAACCCCACACATTATGCAAAAATTTCAATCTGCTTTTAGGTATATATTACCTAGTTGTAAGATCGAGAATTCCTGTTCTTGCAATTCGATAATGTGCAACCAAGCTGTCCATCCAACAGCTTTTCATGACTACGAAGTTTATCGATTCTAAGTTTGGAGGAGAGCTACTCCGAATGACCAACTGTCTTTTCGTGTGCACGTTACTCTTGAAAGGTTGAGTCCATGGCTGTCAAATCACCTGATGCCGATATGAACATTCACCAGGCTACTTCTGGTGCTGAAACACAGAATGCTCCTGGCTATGCCATGAACACCTCCGGCGATAATCCGAACTTGTTCTCACTGATGAACAAGCTTGGTGTCGGCCAGACGCTCGGTGTTGATATTGAGAAATACATCGAATCAGTCAAAGCCTGTTTCCAGAAAGATTCCAACAATCAGGTCATTGGCCAGATCGCCATTAAACGGTTGTCTGAACCCAATGGTGCTCATGCATTCATTTCCGGCGATGCTGTCATCATTCTGATGTTCGATGCCATGCTGCCGCATGACATGACGAATTTCATTCCATCCAGCGACTATGGTTCGCGTGCGTTTGCGGCATTCAAGCGTGAGATTGCTCCAACAGCACGTTTGCTGCATGTCATTCTGATCCAGCCTGAGGATTATACCCGCGCTCAGCAGATTGCCAGCTATATTCAGCTGAATCTCGCCATCGCCACCAACAGCTACGGTTCTGCAGAAAGCAACATCGCGCTGTTGAGCGGTCTGCAATATACCGTAGATCCCAATGTCGAAACGGCTCGTCAGTTCATCGAGCAGTACAGTCCCCACGCCGTGCAGCCGCGTATTGATATCGGCTTCACCGTCTATGCCAAGACGCCTCGCCAGCCTGGTCGTCAGCTGGCACTTGAGGAATCGCGAGCCATCGCCGCCGTTGGTGCTTATGTGGAAATCTGGTTGCCGGAGAACCAGAACTTCAACACTGGTCGTCCGAAGTATGCCGCAACCGTGCATATCACCAATATCACAGCAACTCTGCCGATTCCCGGCCTCATTCCGATGTGCATGGCTATCGCTGCCGACCAGTTCATCCAACAGGGCCGCTGGCTGCAGCCGTTCATGTCCTTTCAGAAGGGAAAAGTCAACCTCGGTAACTTGGACTTCGATCCGAACGATGCAAAGAAGTTGTGGTTTGCTCCTACCCCAGATGCTCTCTACAAGTGGGTTGGTGCCAACATGTATGTGCGGCCATGCTTGGCTGTCGATGTTGAAGAAGGCCAGTGCCGCATTCCTGCACTTGCGAACTATGGCGATATCGAATACACCAATGCAGTCTATGACCAGATCACCGCATTCTTTGGCCCGCTGCCACTGAATCGTTCTATTCCGCCGTTCACCATTATGGCACAGACGTTCTGTGGTCAGTATGGCGATCAGCGGAACACTGGTCGTCTGATGGATAGTCGGGATATCGACTATCTGCAGCTGCTTGCTGCTGGTTCGCAGGATCCAAGTGCCCGACTGCTGTTGCAGTATAGCTCGGATCCAACACTGCGTGCTCGGGTGATCTCTGAACGCACTGGTGGTACATTCAAGTCGTTGTATCGGACACGGATCTCCATCATCAATCCAGACATTCTCACGATGCTTGCTGGTGAGATCAAGAAGAAGGTGTCCATCGACGGTTCGTCGCAGAACAACCAGATCCTCAACACGCCATGGCTGAATGATATGATGGCTCAGTATCAGAACGCCAGCTTCAATACCTCAGCGCCACTCTCGCAGGCTGGCTATAACAACTATGGCAGTATGCGTTATGGCGTCTAACGAAGTTAACCGAGATCTACTTAGATCTCGCTCGAGCTCACAATCAAAGATTGTGAAGTTAACCACGATCTAAGTAGATCGTGTTCGAGCTTATCTGATCTTTGATCAGATAAGGTTAACTGACTATCGGCTAACACAACTAGCGTTATGGGTTACACCATAACGCTAGTTGGGCTACCGTATCATCAATGCATACAAACAAATTGAGATCCCTCCATGTCAGATAAAGAAACACCTCCTACATTTCACTGGCTGTTGGCAGAACTTGGTGTTCAGACAACAGATATCTTTGATGTTCGTGGAGCATCTAGTTTGGTATATTCCATCATCAAACGGGATGGTGTTATCCTCGAACAACGTCATGAAATCATCGCGGGTGAACTATATCCGCTGTTTCCCGGTAGCCTCTCTATCGAGAAATGCGAATCTATTATGTCGAGACTGTTGGATTCCAATTGGTCGATGACGGATGTTGCAAAATTTGTGGATGTGCCCCAGTCAGCAGTGCGTCGGTTTTTAACAAAAAATATACTGGGAAAAATGCCTCCGGTGTAATTTATAACCACCATCTACCATATTGTGGAAGAAGCAATACCAGCATTTCTTGATTTTTACTCAATTAATTGAGTGGAATGAAAAATGGGTGCTACTTCAAATAAACATGCGCCCATTCTTGCAATGGCCATGTGTCGTTAACAGAATTCTCCATAAGGTTACTTGGCCGCATCCGGAAGGTGGTGTTGTGGAGAGTGCCCATAGAGAGTAATCGGGAGGCCCGCGTGTTTAATCACGAAATCCTTGAGACGATCTTGGGTGAAGTGCGTGCAGGTAATAGTGAAATAAAGTCACTAAAACTTGAAGTGTGTTCAATCAGACAGGAGCTACACGTTATGAGTGAATCTGTTGCCCAGGCCCAAGCCGATCTTCTCGCCAAGGTCACCACGCTCTCTGGTGATGTTCAGCTGCTCGCTATCGGCGTTTCCAGCGCTCTCACGGGGTTTGCTTCTCTCACTTCGCAGGTCGCAACTCTGACTACCGAACTTGCGGCAGCTCAGGCAGCCGGTAACACCATCGACGTGAGCGCCACACTCGCCTCGCTTTCTGCCATCGACGCCACCGTCAACGATGTCGTGGCATCCATCAATACAACCTTGGCTCCGGTCGCCACCACTCCGGCACCAACTCCTGCTCCGACCGACGCTCCGGTGGCTGTCGATCCGACTTCGGCACCAGCCGCCTGATCATTCAGGAAGCTCGCTAACGCACTATCCTGTTAGGAGCGATGATGTGCCAATTGGCACATCATCGCTCTTTACACTCCAACAATCTGGAGGATAATGATTTGGATAACGATCCTATCATACCACCTCACCATGTGTTCATCGATAACTATCTCAATCTCATTGATCTTGATGCGATGTTTGCTAAATCACCAGACGCCATCATTCTGAATAAGATTGATGCTTCTGCACCAGACTATGTGAAGTTGCGTAACAGTCGAGTGTTTGCCAGAGCTGGTGCTCTTAATTTCATTGCTCATTGTGATTGTGGTACCATTTCTGGTAATCTTAACATCGGTCAAGAATGTTCACTTTGTAAGACCAAATGCACTCTCGATTTCAGTTCTTCTGAACAACTCGAACATAACACTTGGTTTAGTATTCCATCAGTACTTCCTGGAATATTACATCCAATTGCTTATATTGTATTATCTAATTGGTTATCACGAAAAAGCAGTATCGATTGGACACCGAGGAATGGTGCCACGAACTATCTCGATATTATTATTGATGCCAGTGAGGATTTGCCGCCAGAACTCCATGGTATCGTATTGGGACGCGGACATGCCTATCTCTATGAGAATTTCGATGAATTGATGTCGCAATTCTTGAACTATTTCCGCAATGTCAACAAAAAGCCGGCTTCTGCTAAGAAGAACAATGCTGATTATATCGAACAGTTTGTTCTCAACTATCGAAGTGTAATATTCTGTACAAAACTACCAGTCATGTCAAATGTGCTACATTCGATTACCTCGTCGGATGGTGGAGCCAAGAGTCGACAGTATGCGGATGTCAGTCTTCAAGTCATCATGGATGCTGCAACTGATTTGCGACATGTTGAAGAAACCACGGTGCGAACTCGACCAAGAGCCGTATCTGAGATCGTTCATCGGATCTATAAGACGTATATTACTTATATCGTCGATATCGCCAAGACACGATTGAGTAGTAAGAACTCTTTGATTCGCGGACACATACTTGGAACTCGGTTGCATTTCTCCTTGAGAACTGTGATCATTCCCCATATGGATCGCTATGATGAACTTTATTTTCCTTGGGGGGTCACAGTCAATCTGCTTAAGTTACATATCGTTGGTCGTCTCGTGCGCCAGCATGGGTTATCTATCGGCGAAGCCATGAATCGTCATGTTAAGTCACTGTTGTGTCATGATCCAATGATTGATCGGGTCATGAAAGATCTGATAAATGAATGTAAACCAGATTTCCCAGGCCTTCCTATCCTTTTCGGACGAAACCCGAGCTTGCGTCGTGGGGCGATGTCTTTATTCTATATGACCAGAGTTAAACCAGAGCTTGAAGATAAGACTATCAATATTTCGACTTTGACGATCGGCGCTCCAAATGCAGATTTCGATGGTGACGCCATGAATGGTATTCTGCTGACCGAGATGGATGCGGCCCGTGCCTATCATGTGTTGCATCCATCCCAGCGCATTCGATCAACCAATGAAAGTTCCATCAGCACAGATATCACACTCCCAAAACAGAGCCTTGCCGTTCTAAACAACTTCCTCCAATTAGTCGACTGAATATAAGTGGGGTGTTGTAATGACATCCCATCTATTCTTCTCATCTGTTAAAGGAACAAATCTATGACATATCGTATCTCACGGAGCCCCGAAAGTACTATGTGTTTGTGGGATGAGCGTGAAGTTATCCCATCGGATCATACCAATGTCCGTGAAGCAACAGAAGACGAAGTTGCCCGAATCAAAGCTGCAATGACTCTGAGGTATCTATTACTCAACGAGCCGCTTGGTTACATTGCAGTAACAACCGATACAGACATCTATCTGGTTGGACCCTTTGAGTCCTATGATGCAGCAGCAGAATATCCTGCTAAGGTAGATGTTACAACATTGGTTGGTGACGATGACTGGAAATGTGTCACTCTCACCAATACATTCGGTCTTCGTATCGTAACGCCTCCCGATCCCAAAACACTCCAGGCAGCTCTTCTGGAAACCGCGTCTATTCTTTACTGCCATGACAACACAAAAGGAATTGACACCTGACGATGCTTTTCTGATCAGTGAAGAAGCAGCCGCACGGATGGCAAAGACTGATAACATTGAATGCAAGGTCACTGTTCGATATGATGCGAAGGGCATTCCCCCAGCATCTATCTATCCAGATGACTACAATAACAATCCTGTAAAGTAAACGTCACTACCATAAGTCATGTGGGTGGGGTCATTCCCACCCATATTTCACCAAAATGGAGAATCTAAAATGGCAATACGTGATCCAAAAGACCTTCGTCTCTCTGGTGGTAATGGTTATGTCGAGACATTTATCGCCGATACTTTGACCAGAAATCCCGATCGTGAACAATGCATTCAACTTGTGGCATGTGTTATGTCGGCACTTGCCAACCATCTACAAACAGATGAAATTGAGTTGATGACAAGAGTTGCCAATATCAGCAGTGAACCTCCTCACACTACCGAATATTCGGCATTTAAAACATCAATTGCGCATCTGTTAAATACAGCAGCCCGACAGACAAATGCCCTGTTTGTCGATTTGAATGATCGTGTCAAACAACTCGAAATCTCCAAGTCTAAGAAAAAGAAGAAGAAATCTGATGGAAAAAAGTCTTAACGCTTTAAAAAGTATTACTCCAGAAAGCGGAATCTGCTAAAAAAGAATATCTGGAAGCAATGTCTACTTCTGAACAGTTGGGGGTAGACATTGTTTTAAATGCACTAACCGAACAAGACTTTTTGATGTTTGACGCACATATTCTCAAACTCAAAACACTCATCGCCGATGGTGAAAAAGCCTGGATCGATATGAAGAATGCTGAAGCTGTTATGTTGAAGTCACTCGATGCTTATGTGGAAGGCGCACTGCCAGAAGAACGTGAAGCCATGCATGTCAAGAAAAATGAATTTCTCAGATCACTCGGTGCCGGTCCTCCCGAAAATCTCAATTGAGGAAATTATCATGCCCCTGAATACCGCATGGCAAGAGCGATTAAAGCTTCATCTAGAAGGAGATCAACTCCAGGCTAAAGGTGGTAAATTCAACGTTGAACGAGATCAGATCTATGCTGAGGCAAACGCTCTGTGGGTAGAAGCTATTTATAAAACAAATGGCAACACTACACGAGATTGGAAAAAGCGGGGTGGTGTTTGGGATTGTTACCTAGCAAGTGGTGAGATCTTTCTGGGTGATGAACCTATGATAGAAGTTCATGGAGCAATTGAAAAAGTGTCTGAAGATTCTTCATATCCCAGATATGATCGAAGTTGGTTATGGTAAACTAAACAGTTAGACTAGATCCGTTCAATCCAATAACAGGAATTCTTCCAATGAAAAACCCAACTTCACACGAACCGAAAAATATTAGTATCACATTCACAGATTCTATTAAACACGTCCTTGGTATAACGATTGATTTGGATGAAAAATGTTGGGATCTGGCAAATCGTATATTCGAAGTTTCCAAACAGCTTCAAGTGCCAGAATCTGTCATACTGACAAAAGTCGGTGAAATATTGACTACCGGTCAAACAAAATAACAGTTAGACAAAAGTATAACTGGGCTACAACGAACCAAAAAGAGAGATAACGTCCATGTTGAATGCAGCGATTACTTCACTTGATGCGAATTGGCATTATCTCATTGCGATTCCACAATCGCGAGTTGATCTTATTGCCCATTATCCCACTGCTACAATTGCAGCAGAAGGTACAATTGAGCTGATCAATCCAAATCCATTTGTCATTCTCAGAAATGCTATTTACAATTCAAATGAAGAAATCTGGTGTTATCGAAATTCAACTGGAGTCGATGTGGCTATTCCAGACAATTGTCAACCACTGGCATGGCGTCCCGCGCACATCCGTCAAGATGCTGCAGCACGTATTGTCGATATCAAACGCATGATCAAATTTCTTAATTTTGTAGGAGTTATACAAGATCCAGTTCAAATCACATCACTCATTATAGAGAAGGCTATTGTTCAGGATCATGTAGTTCCTAAATATATCGATTCGATCAAAGATATTATCCTAGCTGTATATTAAAAGGAATGTTGTTATGCCACAGATAGAAGATCCCGAACAATTAACTGAAGTTGTAGATATTGAAACCGACGCGATCGAGTGCAGTGTGCGCACTCGTGGTGCCTGGAATACAACAGTCAGTGTCCCCATTGATCCTGATCCAACCAACAATTCCAGAGCTGAAGGTTTCTTTGGATACGATCCTCGGAAAATTCAGAATTCTATTACAGTCGTCGATGACGTGTTTGTCGGTGGCCATGCTGTTGTGTTCGGAGACAAATTTCCAATGCCTATGGGTCGCAATTATATTGTCGATTATAGATTTTCCGATAATTACAAAAAGAAGCGAAATGCTCAGAGAAAAGCTCGTGCCATCACTCGTAAACATCGGAAATAAAATATGATATTTTTAACTCAACATTAAGGAATTTATCATGGTCAACATAACCACCATATCAGATGATAGAATCAGTAGTCCTGGAGAAATCACTGATGCTATCGTAGATTTATTTAATACCCATCTGAATACAAGGATCAATGCTGTTGGGGTGGAGATGAATCTACCCTATCTCGTCGTCATTGGCGATGGAATGAATATATATTACACCACGAATAAGGAGTCGGACACTCCGGGATTCTACGTTCACGCTTTGGCTGGACTCATACAGACTATAGCCAAACAATTTGACGTACCCAACAATATTATCGTAGAACAAGTCATGTTAAAATTAGACAATACAAAATCAATTTAATCAGTCAATATCTCTACCGCATTTTAGATATATATTATTTATTTGTATCTGTAACACCATTATTCAAAGAAAGGATACAACAGTATGCTTACAGCACGCGTCTATCGTTTGTATCCTTCTGGGGAACAACGAGTTCAACTAGCCCAACACTTCGGTTGCTGCTCGGTGAGGGCTCTTTGTAAGTCAACCAGACTATCGGTTGCAGTCCCTATGAAACGAGAAACATCAGAAATGATGTGGTACATTCAAATGTACTACTTGGTAGAAGACTATTTTCAACCACCACCTTATACACCCAATAGGAGTACTTTCCATGCAGTTATCGAGCCCATTCTCCGTGGGAAGTGTCAGTGCTGGTGCCCTTCTTGGTACAACAGGTACTGCCGATCTTGTCCGTTCGATCAATGAATCACTTGGCGGCTCTGGACTCATTTCTACTGTAAGCAGTGCTGCAAGCAAGGGTCGCAATCTGTTCATCGAAAACGTACTTCGTCCTATCCAACGAGGTCGGGCTGAAGTGATGCAGCGGGTTAATATTCTGATGAATCCCGATGTCATCAGGCCCCTTATTGCCGATGCTGATTTTGCAGCAATTCCTCCATGCATGTATGAAGCTATCGTCATGTATCCGCCAGTTCGGAAATTGCTTGAACAAGGACGCATTTCTGGATTTGGCTTTGATCCCGACTGGCTTCCAAAAGAAGACACCTTTGGTAGATTGATTGCTAATGGAACATGTGAAGAAATACCAGATGTAGATGGTAAGCGTTGGATGACCTGGGAATGGCACAGCGGCGATCCGAAAGTTAGTGAAAGTGATCTGGATGCTATTGAAATTACCAGACAGAACATCGAACGACTCATTAACACAACACGTATCGATCCAACTGATTTTCCAAATGACCGGGGGTAGAATAACAATGGATAAGCCAACGACTATCGTTCGTAGTTCTGTTTTTGGTATTGACCTTGATGCCAAAAACCACAATGGGAAACAAAAATTAACTGGGAAATTACAACATGATTCAAAACAATAGTTGCCGGGTGTCTCTTGTGGGTCTACCAAGATGGGCTAGAATAGATATATTGATGCGAAAACCTTCTCCTTGGTGGAGAACTCATAATCGATCTGTAAAACGACGAGGACCCCTTCAATTGGCTCTCGATTATAGACAAGATTATGTGCGCGGCGCTCGCGGACTTTCACTTCGATAAATTACACGATCAGATACATCCAGACACATGTCTGGATGTATTATTTTTTGATGTGTCTTAAATAATGTCACTTCATGATCTTATGATTATTCAAAGTGGAGATTATGTGATGTCGACAACTACCACTATATTACCAACACTCGATTCTCAATCCATTCTTACAAACCCAGTTGATATTTTGTCCTATATAATCAGATATTACTGCACTGCTCCAAAAAGTATTTCTGATACAACACCTACTTTAATGATCTCATTGGCAGATGATGTATCGCGATATCAGAATGATTCTGGTATGTTAATCAATATAGTTACCACTGCATTACAGTCAGTATTGAATCAATATTTTCCATCACCTAATGCTTCATCGACAGTTGATGTTTCAACCAGTGATAATGGTGACAATACTTACAATCTCACCATACAACTTGTGGCCACCGTTAATGGTGCTGTTTATACCATAGGGGCCGATGTGTCTGTTAACTCAGCCGGTATCCTGTTGTTGAAATTCCACCCAGGACTTCCTTCATTTTCATAAGCTTGTTAGGAACCATAGTAATGAGTCTCGCTCCTCCGATGAAATCCTCCATACCGCCAATCCAAATGATTACTATTGAAGAGCCCGATACTACTAAGCTATTCAATGCCCTTCAGAAAATTCATTCACGACCCAATACTGTCACAAGACAACAATTTCATCAATTTGAACCCCTGTTCAAAAAAGAACACAATCTTGACCCCACACAATTAGAAAATTTAACAAAGCTTTATTGCAAGACATTTGATTTTTATAAACAGACCGTTATTATTGAAAGTGCTGACAATCCAAAAGTTGTTATTACCCTACCTGCAGTATTTGCTCCCGTTAGAACACTATCTCCAACTGAACGAAATGCAACATTGGTCGACATCAATAACAAACTTGCTGGATCGTTACCAAAACATAGCACTAATGCATTTGGACAGATGGCAGATGCCTTGATTACAGAACAAGTTCACAACAAGAGTGTTATTACTGAATATCGTAAAGACTATGTAGCAACAATCCAAGAGTTTCTCAACGCCTATAGTGATAAATCAAAACCCGCAACCATCACGGTAGATGAGACGGCCACTTCTACTGTATTTAAAGATGCTGACTGCACTTTCGAATGAGTGCGACAATACCTTTTTTTCTGACAGCACGCAATACGCCGTTGCGGATTATGTCGACGTCTGACTGGCATCTCGGCAATGCTCGAGTTCCAGCAGTTAATATCTGCAATAGGTTGCGTGAAGTCATCTTTCCTCTCTTACCCAACATCGATCTTCTCAATATCGGCGGTGATGTTTGGGATACCTTATTATCTATCAATAACGAATCCAATGAAATTATTTCTTTCATCATTGATCTACTACGTATTTGCAATGATCATCGTATTGTCGTACGCGTATTACTTGGCACATTCACCCATGACCGCGATCAATCCACGGTATTTGAAATCTATCACAATAAATGTCAATTTACCAACGATCTACGATATATTGATAAAGTATATCTAGAGGAAATTTCTGCTCTTGATGTAAGAATCCTCTATCTTCCAGACGACTTGCCTTATGAATCATCCGATGCTTGTCTTGCTGCAGTGGCTGAGATGATGTTGGTTCGGGGATGGACTTGGGTTGATTATGTTTTTGGACATGGTTATTTCGAACATATGTTGCCTCCTCATATTCCAAAACCTCCTAAATGTACATTTCGAGTAGCGCAATTTACTTCATTTGTGCGACGTTATATCTGCATGGGACACATTCATTTAAGTGACATAACTGGACAAGTAATTTACAATAATAGCTTCGACCGTATAGCGCATGGGGAGGAGGCTCCTAAGGGCTGTATGATCATAGAAGACCTAGGCACATCAGCTAAATTAAGGTTCATAGAAAATAAAAGAGCAACTAAGTTCATTACCTTAGATTTGTCAAAATACCCAGATAATGAAACCATAGGAAAACACTATCTTGATCTACTTAAAGAGAAGTTCAATGGTGCTTCTGGATATGTTCGAGTTAGTCATCCGTCGGCTGAAGTTCGCCAAACACTTCATCGACTAACAACCAGTCAACATCAAGAATTATTCTATTCCTTTAGAAAATCACTCGATGAATCCGTCAGTGACGGTAGAATGCTTGCTCGCAAATCGTTCAATGTTAACGAATATCCCACTCCAACAATTACGACATTACCACAAATGATCTTCAAATTTCTCGAAAACAACGGTGGTGCCAAGTTAACTCCAAGTCGAATATCTGAAATTTTATCCAATTTATCATCAAACTCAACGGGCTCTTAGATATATATTATCACAATAGTAACCAGAGAGGTTGGATATGCGTAAATATATTAAGTTCAGTGACAACACCATGCATGAATTGTCGTCACTGACTTATGATGAATTTATTTCATTGGATTTATGGACAGGTGCTTCTGATATAGCATTTGCCAGCTGGCTTTCTCATAATAAACTATCAGAACTTGATAGTTTTAATGATGAAACTAAATCCGATTCAGTTATTGTAGTAGAGATCGCACATCGCAGTTTCGAATTCAATCCCTCTGGTGATGAAAAGACTTGGATCGTATGTGATAAATCAGTCATAGGTATCAAACCTCCTGGTGGTGGATTATCTTTAGTTGAAACACATGCAGTTAATGCAATCCTTAAAAAGAAATACGGAGATTATCATCCTACTGTATAATACAAAATAAGGATCATTTTCAATGACATATACATTTCCAGATACTTCTGGGTTAGAACGAGCCCAGAATGATCTAACAGAACCACTATATCGAGGATCTATCGGTTCAAATAGAATCTTTCATGTGCTTCGTACTACTGCAGGTCTCATCAATAATCCACGCTGGGATCTATTCATAATTAACGTATACACACTACTGCGCAATGCCTATAGTAAAGATATCAAACAACAAGCCATTGAAAAAATCGTTGATGCCGATGTAGATTTGTACATGACATTCATAGGAGCCTATTGTTCGTTTTTACGACTGATGCCCGCAACGGTATTGTTTTATGCTCCAAACTATAGAGCTATTCCAAAAGAACTCCTTCGTAAGACGACTGGACAGCGCGCTGAGATGGATGTTATGTATGATAAGTTATTACATAAACTTCCTACCAAACTCACAGAACTAACCGAAGATGTTTCAGTTCGCAAATTCTTGGTTGCTACCAGTGGGAATACTTTTCCCCATAAAGAATTACCTGGATATATTCGTGAGATATATGGCGGGATACGTACCTCCGGACAGATCGGTACCGTGTTGTTTACGCACTGTCCAATCGACCTTCATCTTACAACAACGATTCCAAAAATGGATCTGTTTGAAAGCTTCACTGGTGCAATTTATCCAGTATCAGAATTTGGTCGTAAGTTGACTAAAGAAGTAAAGGTCCCATTCAATACAGCAACACATCGTGCATTTGGTGATGACATCCATCTGATTGCGTTATGTAAAGGTCCTCAAAAGACTAAGCTAGTGGAACTTGCAGCCAAAAGAAATTGGACCATTCACACCGAACGTGAAATCATCAACGATATCACCTCTACATTTTCCGATATTTCATCATCCGAATTGACTCGATTGAGATTGTGAGAACTACATCTTGTGTATTCCTTAACAGGAGCTAATTATTGTATGTGTTAGATTTATACAATAAGGAGATCCCAAGTGGCTGATCTAAGTTTCGACCGTCTGTTTAGTGTGAATGCTGAGAATGACAAAAATACGTCATTGAGTTTGGGTGTCTGGCAGGGCAATGCCAGCATCAGTGTATTTTCCAATCGCGCACAAGTTGCACGACTGCCGGTGCCCAGGACATTTCAGGTTTCATTGAAGAAGGCTTTGCAGGTACTGTTGACCAGCAAGCCGACTGATAAGAAGAGCTGGAATTTCAGCAAGTGGGATCCGGAGACCAAGAAGAGTTTCAGTATTGGAACTTTTGTTATCGGTCGTGATGACAAAGCCATATTCTTCATCGGCATTGCTGCACCAGACCATCCTCCGATGAAGTTTATTCTGAAATCACCGATTTCTTTTGATACATCAGATCCGATGACGGATGTCCAGCGTTCTGAACTTGCGGTAGAAACACTGATCGAACAGCTCGGTTTTGATATCCCCATGGCAGTATCACTTACCAGTTTCAAGCGAACTGATACTGGTCGTGCGACTGGTGGTGCTGCTAACAATAATGGCATTCGCGATTCGGATGTTTCGATTTTCTAACGATATCAATTAAGAACTCACGTCTGGAGTAATCCAGACGTGAGTCTTGTTGAAGTTCATTTAACCTCACATCGGATCTCATTTATATACAGACATATATTACTTAGTTGAAGAGTTTCCGAATCAAATTGGTATACTTCTTCATTCCTACAATACTCACAACTAGAAGGACTTTCCGACATGTCACTCATGTTCGATGAAAATAGCATCGCTACAACTACACATCCATTAGCTCGAAGGTTGCGCAAGTTCTTCTATCGGAATAATGTTACCGTAGAAGAATTCGACCTGCTTATTCGCGCATATGGCGTAAAGCACGGTCAAAGTGAATCGTCGATCCGGTTGCATCAAATCAATCTACCTCGTGCATTGAAGATCGATGATCTCACCTTCCGTATGTTTCAGTTTTGTTTGGTTCAGCTTTTCGGTTCAACCGACGCTCAGGTCAACCTGGTATTGCAAGATCGCGATCCTGATACTATGATGATTTCTAATCACACACTGATGGCCTTGATTCACGGCAGTGAACAGTATAGTGATTATCTAAAACTATTCATAAAGGCCCGATGCGACGAGGCGGAAAGTCTTCGCGAGCTTGAGAAAGTGAAGAACGCCATTACAGAGGCATGTTCCCTCCTCTCTGTCATCTCGTTTAAGAATTGAGTTCATCATGTCCAAGTCAATCCATACGGTTAAATCCAATCACGTTGCTCTGAACAAGTTGCACCAGAAGAACACGACTGCCTATCGATTTGCTGATCCTGATCCGATCTTGGATCTTCTGCGCGCGGCGATTTCTGATGCGATGCGCGATAATCGCATGTCTATTGTACAAATTGCTGCCGATGCGATGTGTGCCTATCAGACAGTTGCTCGTATTGTGGATGGAGAGACGCGCCGTCCTCAAAATAGTACTGTTGATCGCATCCTGAAAGCCTGTGGTTTCACCAGGCCGATTCTGCGTGCCATGCTGGACGTACATGACATGACCCTGAATGTTCAGGAAATGTATGATGCGATGGAAGCTGTCATCACCAAAAAGATGTCCCATGCTGAAATCGTAGCTCTGTTGAAAAAGACTATCGGTAAGAAGTAGAAGGAAGTCACACATGTCACGCGATAAAGTACTCGAACAAGCAGCCAAGCTTTGTGATGAGCTTGCTGCTTCATATAGCGCCTGTGAAGTATCCTTTGTTGGAAGTCGATCTGATGGTTTGTTTGCAGAGGCGGCTAAGGAATGTGCAGCTAAGATTCGTTCACAAATTCCTCCTCCGGCTGGATACAATGAATTGATTGAGAGTCTGCTCATTGATGGAAGCCAACCATCCACTCCCAATACCACAGGATTGGCAGCGGCGCCTACCATGGAAACCATGACTTTGCCGGGACATCAAATCTATAAAGACCAGAATACTGGAGATTACTGGGTAGAACTCGCCTGGATTAATTATCCAGCAACCTGCCTACGAAATCTCCGTACTGGTGATAATACCGTTGAAGTCATCGGTTGTCTGCATGCAGATCGCTTTGTTGCAATCGGGAGAATCGAATCCTCGAAACTTCCTAGAACCTAAAAGAAAACACATATGTCCACTGATCTGACTGTTGACAACTGGAAGAATATCCGTCGCGATAGCGAGAAGATGTTGAACGATACGCTGCGTCAGTTGCATGAGCACCTGACGATGTCGCCGGAAGAAGAGGTCTTCGATCTGGCGAAGTTGGCCAATATGTCATCGATGCCGAAGGTGATGCCAACCAACATGATCGCGGCGCGCAGTTGCATCAATGATCTGGTCGGCCAGATCGAGGCACTGCAGCGGGCTCTTCGGATGTCAGTACATCTGGCTTCGGATACGAAGAACTACATGAATGGCGTGAGTGGATCTGAGATCAGCGACTCCACCTGCGTTCTGTTCGGTGGGATCAGGTCTCGTTATGAGGTGTGTGCAGAAACCTACGAGAGGCTGCAGGTCAAGCGTGACTTGACGTCGGATCGTTTGCAGAAAGCCACTGACTGATGTTGAATACCATACTCCTGGGACATCCCAGGAGTATGGTAACTTTCATGATTTTATTTTTTATCTCAATGCAGCTTCGGATATATATTACTATTTTGAAGATCAAATAAAAATTCACAGTAATCTGGATTATCCATTACATCATAATGACATGCTATAGAATTTGGAAATTGACTAAAGAATGAAGCGTCTCCAACAAAGTTGTGATAATAGACCATTCTATTTATTGGGAAATGTCATGGAAATAACCTATCGTAGAATGTCAAATGGCAACAAAGATATCGTCGTTGCTTTTATAGATACAGAGGGTCTTGATCTCGGAATAGAGACAACCTATCTTGAACTCGATACAGAAGATGATGAAGTAGCGCCATACGTTGATCCAGAAGATGATTCTGAAGAGACCGAAGTCCCATCTCCCATCATCGTTGATGTCGATGACGGACCTTATAATCTCAACCAACTCTATTTTCTAGTCGGAACTTATCAGAAACTAACTGAAAATCCAGAAGGTGCTTGGGAACTATTGTTGCGTGGAGCCAATCGATTTCTCGATACACTATCTCCTGATGAATTAAGACAGTTTTGTCTATTCTTCATTTATGCTCGACAAACCATTACACGAGAGTTGATTGGTGGAAGTGCTATTACTGATGTTGCAACACATCTTGGTAATGAACTTTATGATCTGGCTTTGGCTATCAATCTACCAGCGAAGCTATTGCATTATGTTCAATATGAATCTGGGATTCCAATTCCAGATCTCTCTACTGCAGGAACAAATGCGAGTCGTGATTCTGAGGACATGACATTTAGAGTACCTGAATATTATGTATTGCTTGCAATCAGTGTTCTTTGTAAAATCTTAGCTCCTATCTGGGGTGACATGATTGAACGAACTCGCGATGATGTTGATAATATGTTAAAAGAGATCCAATGTATTAATCTCATTGAACCGATACTTACGATTGGCGTGTTCAGTATTATACGTGAAAAACTCTATAACTATGTCTCCACTATCGTCAATACCGAAATGAAAAATTCCTATGCCACCGCATCATTTGCTGCAACTATCGGTGGTGTATCCAGGACACAATTTCATCACATTGTGTTTTGTAATTTGATTGTTAAACGATTTGTTACTATCGATCTCTATATGCTTGACGGTGACAAAAGTAGCAACGTAATGATTTGGGTTGCAACCTGCTCAAGACAATCGTATACGTCGACACAACAAGCGCTTAACAAACGCTGTCGAATTATGCCTCGCACAGATATCTCCGAAAACGCCAGTTATGGAGAAGAAGAGCGTAGTGTCTCGGTTTTAGAACATAGTAGTCGCATCACCGATGTTACTGCAGATACACCCCAATTGATTCGATTTGGTGCTCGTATGGCTGTGCAGCGCCTACGCAAGGAATATGAAGTATCTGAATTTGAGTTTCTTCAGGTTATGAATTATTATCAACAAAATCCAATCCAGGTCACTTCGTTCAATAAAATTCTGGTTGGTGTCTTTGTTGGTAATCATATCGGTGGTGCTCAAGGTATAAAATATCTCGATCTGCCACTTTATATGGAACTGGTCACGATCACCCAGATCTATATTGCCAAGCAATATGCTGCTCCTGATGTTGTTCACTTACTGACTGCCAATACCCCCATTGAAGATCGGCCAGTATTAGAACTATCCTCCATCAACAGCATGATCGACAATACCTCTAAGAAGACACTTGAGTATCGTGGATGTGAAGAATCATTTCCATACACACTCAATAGTGTTGGTATTGGAACAGCACTCAAGACATTACAAGACTATATCATCAAACATCATCACTATGCGAACACTTCACCATTCATTTCTGGAATCATGGATAATGCCACATTGCCACCAGGAACTCTCATTTATTATGAACCAGAAGTTATGCAACAATGTTGTTCTGTCATTCTCGACAATATTAATCCTCATGAGGTTCGCATGGGTAGACAACTTCCAGGAGACTGATCCATGATCCTTGCGGCATTTCGTTTAGAACGAGATCGACTTACATCAAGCCAGTCATTTGGTTATGAACGACAATTATGGCCTGGAAGGAGATTGCCATTTCAACAGTTTACAACAAAACTTGGTTGTCCTATCGAAATAGGCACAACGCTAACAGCAAGTATTGTAAAAATTATCGAATTGTACAATCGCGAAGAACCAATTGTAATCGAACGATTGGCTTGGCAATTTGGCAATCAACTCTATCCCTATCGTGTAAAATACATTCGTCTTTGTGATACGATGCAATCAGAAGAACCCATGCTCTTTCTCCCTAACATAGGAACGATCCACAAAAAGTTAACTGGACTTGATATAGATATTATCTCACCATTAGAGTTTTATCTCGATAGAGCAGTGACTATAGATCCTCGAATCATTCCATCATCAATTCAAACCTACATCCACTCACTTTGTCATAAACATCGTTTGGCAATTGATGGATTGGCCCCACAACAAACTGATCCTCTCACGTTACGTGACTTTCTGACAGTTCTTGATTGTGAAAATCCGTTTGGGTTTGAACAATTTGTTATGCCAAAATTAGCCATTAATGATCCAATTAGTATCCCCTTCATTAATCGTTCGTTGGATGCAAGACATTTGTTCTCTCCAGGCGCCGGAGGTAATCCATTTGATACTTCAGCAGTTGGACCCATTCAAATTAATCATCCGGAAGTTACTCTCTGCAGTCCTTTAGAATACCATTCAATTGCAGTGGATTGTGATACTGTTAGTCAGCAATATTCTGATGTAAAACTCAAGTATATATTATCTTTTAGTGAAGGTATATTAGATTGTATTACTCAACATTTGGTTTGTCGTTATGTCGATACTCCAAATGAAGAACTGATTGCTCACTATTGTGCATCAATTGTTATCAATGTACACGGTTCTGCTTGTGCTCAACATCCAGAGTGGATCGAAGACAATCATATCGTCACACTAGAAATCACTTATGGAGATGAAGCACTCATTGAGATTTATACCATCGATCACAAATGCTGTCTCTTTGCTCTACATCTAGATCTTGCCATGATAGCACTCTGTTGTGCAGATGTTATCCCACAAGTTGCTTGATCCCAATAACGGAGTCTCCCATGTTTCAAAACAATCAGTTTCAGGGTGTTCCGACCAACCCTCTCACATCTACCATGTCTGCAGTATTGTGGATCATCTCACCGCGTCAATATAGTCAACAGGTCAAACGACCATTGCGTTATAATTTCAATGGTGGTATGATCGATGTTGCTGATTCTGCTGTTGCTAAAATGGCAGAACAGAATAATCCGATGGGCATTCGATCACTGATATCCTCTCCAGTTTGGTTGTCATCAATGTTCCCAGATGCACAGGGACACACTATAGATATGCGACCACTGGCACCAAAATGGACCTTTATGTTAATGGTCAATAATGATAAGAGCGGTCCTGGTGGTCAGATACGCATGATGTCGGATAACCAACATCTGTATTATGGATTTTTCGTTGAGGAGCCTTGTAATATCAATATGCATATGGGAAGACAATCATTTAATCACAATGCGATGATGATCATCACCCATAAGACCCTCATTAACAAAACGAGTATGCTGAGTGGATGGGGACAAAAATCACAATATGATGTAATGTCAGATGTTGATATTATTCATCCAATGCTCATGGGTAGTCTGACGACAATGCCCACAACACTTCTACGACCGGAAGATTTGTATCTTAATATCACCGATGATCCGGAACCTGTTGTTATGCAATCGACATCAGCATTGCTGGAACAGCAACAGGATCCACTTATGGTTACTGCAAATCTGTCTGTACCACGAAGTAATCTTGAAAAGATTCTTGGTGCAGTGGCCGGTGCTCGTGGATCAATAAATGCCGATATACATTCTGGAACTTCCAATTCATTAGCACTTGGTAGAGACAGCTTTCGTCAGATAGTTGAAACAAATCTACTAGATAACTGTCGTACCAATGAAATGGGTCTGAGTGCTGGAAGTAGCATCACTCTTGGTGGGGTAATACAGCGGTATAATCCAAAAATCGAAACGGCACGTCAGGATTACAATCCACGATATGATCCGATTGATCAGAGTACTACGAGTGCTAGAAACATATTTGCTTCTATGTTGACGACGACCGTGCCTGCACTTATGATGGAATTTAAGTTGATTGAGATTTCCTTTCATTATGATTCTTATACTGGTGCATTTCAGTTGTTTGAAGAAACGCCACCAGCTACGATTGTGGTAATGTCTGATGCTGAAAGACAAGGATGTGTCAATGGATTCATTTACCGATTGACCGCTGAGATTTTACCCATTCTTAAAATGAACCATGGTGATTTTCATCTCAACATGAACTGTTCCAGTGGAGGTGTTACTCACATCAATCTCAACTTCTTCGATGATGCCATCAGTTCCAATGAAGTATTTGAAGTTCCAACCATCTTTGGTGGACTCAATTCTTCCTTGTTGGGTGGAGCTCCAACATTTGATAACAATGCTAGAGAAATCCATGGTTTGATCAGTGGTCTTGTTGAAACCCATACGGACAGACAACCCCCACTGGGTTTCTATAACGAAGATCGGTTCTCACACGCTCTGAATCTATACGATCAGGGTCTGCCAGATACAACATTGCCCGTCGTCATTCCGTCATCGAATAGATGGCAGGTTTAGGAGGATACTCTATTGAAAACCGCACTCGTTACCAAGTTTCTCAAAGACATGGTGGAACTTGCCATTCCATTTACTGTTGATGATGAGAACTACGTTATCTGGTCAGCCGATCGTCCGGAACGCCTATTGCTTTCGGATGATGGTAAATTGAATTCTAATGGTCAACCTATTTTGTTGTATCAGGAAGAAATCAAAGATCATACGGCCTATATTCTCAATCCTCTTGCAGAAGGACTTGGACAAACTCCATCGTCCAGTTGGTTCTATCGGTTACTTCAAGCTTCATTGAGTGCCAGAATTCAAGGACTGTGTCGAAATATCATTCACAGCGCCATTGCTGCTAAGAAGACGACCGATAAAGAAGAATCTCATCTACCCATAGAGATTCTCAACGTCGCTGCTAAAATCAGCGATGATGTGGATGACAAGACACTTGGTGAACTCGAACTGATTTTCGATTCTCCAGAATCTCATGAATTTCTGGTACTCTATTATCAGAAAAAGAATATCCGTTATGTTGTTCGATCTGCGATTTTCGAACACGAAGGTGATGTTGTTCCAGGCATTGCCTCGTTCCGCAGTAAGTTCAATACGGATGGGGGTGTCCCAAAAATCCGCAAGAAGTCGTGGGGGGTTTTTGAAAAACTACTGCTCGGTATTCTCCACATTAAGACAGATGAAGAGCTTCATAAGTTCGGACGTAAGTCGACTGGATATCAAGATGGCGTGACGTGTGTTCGGCTATCGAGTATGCTCAATACACTACTTGCTATCTTTGAGGAGATCAATCCTCTTCTCAGTCATATCAACAATGGTGAACTTGCCATTGATCTTTCGATGCTTACCGGGCACATTGATAATCTTGGTGGCTATGCCATCAATGCCAGAGGCATGGTGCAATCACGACAAACAACACCGCCACCACAGAACAATCTCATACCAGGAACAGCAAATATTCCGGGTGCTGCACCATCGGCCATGTATGGTAATGTGGGACAACAACAACAACCAATTATCCCTGGAGGAGATATTGCTATTCCAGGTTATAACGTACCAGCAAATAGTGTTATCCTAGCACCAAATGCTGCTCAACAAGGCAACATGCCGGGACCCTACTACAATCCACCTCAGCAACAACAGCAGCCAGGTCCTGGGTTTGGTCAACAACCAAATTGTGGATACGGTCAACAACAGCCACAATACGGATATGGCCAACAACCCCAGATGGGACAGTGGCCACAACAAGGACAGCCTGGATACCAACCACTTCCTTGGGAAAACATCCCACCACCACCTCAACAATGGGGAGGATTGATGGGCAATCAACAAAACATGCAGGGAATGAATTTTGTTCCAGGCATGCCCCAAGGAATCTATCGCTAACACTGACAGTATGATAAAGGCAGACCTCAATATGAGGTCTGCCCACTCATCCTATAGACCCCATTATTTTTGAGTGTAACATGGCAGTTAATGATGCTTCCCTATTACAAACAAGTCCCATTCATTCGTGGATCGGTATTGTCGCCGATGATAAAGCCGCAAACAGCATCTCTATAAATGTTATTATCCCAGAACTCACACCATCAGTTACTGGAACTGTTGCTTCAACAACAGCAACACAAGCAGTTACACTAACTGACATCAGTGGAAACACTATCAATAGTTCGGTTAATACCGGAAATACAATTACGGCATATTACCATGGTGGGGCAACTAATCGCAAGTATCCACCCGACGTCGTTAAAGGTGAACAAGTTCAAATAACAAAATTTGCAAATGCTGATAAATACTATTGGGAATCACTTGGGCGCGATGATGCTCTACGCAAGACAGAGACTCATCGCATTGATGTTGCCAATCGAGCAAACTTCAATGATCCAATGGATGACGACCATACCTATTCGATGGAAGTTGATACCAAGCGCAACAAACACATTTGTATCAAAACATCAAAAGGTAATGGTGAAGCTTTTGCCTATCAACTTATGCTTAATGCTGGTAGTGGAACCGCACAATTAACCGATGATAATGGTAACTCTGTTATTATCAATAGCGCAATTGCACAAATTGTTATTCGCAATAACAAACAAGCATTCTTTATGCTCAATGGTGAAGATGTTATCATTGGAGCACCAAGAGATTTTATAATGAAAGCTGGAAGACAAGTCTTATTTGAGAGTCCGCTAATAACAATGAATGTTACTTCCGGTAGTGGCGTGCTGGCTATCATTGCCAATGCTATTGCAATGTCTGCTAAATCTAGCATAACATCAACTGCTCCAGCTATTGGTCTTAATGGTGCCGTTCAGATTCCATCTATTTTAACTGCCATGAACATTCGTGCTGAAACTTATGCTAATGGTGCTCCTGGATCAACATACGGCGCTGCTTCTATAGCACTTGCTTCTGCACAAGCAACTGTACCAAATGTTACTCCAGATACAATGATGCCTGCATCTCAACGACATGCTGCAGCTTGGGAACAAGTCAGTGCCGCACTCACAACAGTTGTGTCTTGTTTTGATGCAATTCAGTCGCATATTGGAGTACCAACAGCACAATCTGGAATTACTCCACTTTCAACAGATGCGCAGATGTCGAATCTACAAGGAACATAAGTTCAATGAATATCTTCCACAAGACAGTGCTGTATCTACTTCCGATTGCTTATAAATTAGGTCGTCAACGATTAGAAACCTCACATGAACCACAAGATCCTGCATCTCTGAGACTTCTTTTCGATCGCATCAAACAATGGTGTATTATAAATCAATTCTTAACTCCAGCAAATGTTACTGGTGGTTATGTACCAAACATTGCTGGAAAATCATTAGACAATAACATACGAAATTTTATCTATGGAATGAACTTCAAACGACTTTGTGTACGCAGTTATCTGGATGATGCATTGGCATTATTTGAAGATACTGAATTCGATAAAACCACATCTCGACTTTATGATTTACATCTCAGATTACTGACTGAGATCGATTCTCGAACGCTCAATCTCTATATAAACAATCTAACTTATGGATTAACAACTCTCTATTCTCTAGAAGAAGATGATGTTATTCCATGGGAAGAACTCTTTAGGACATATCCTTATTTGTGGATATTATTTCCTATTCAACAAATCATGCGCGATGTTACTCCAATCGATGGATGATATAGTACCCATAAGCCCTTCCCAATTGGGAAGGGCTTATGGTTTACACTGGTATTGGATTTGCTGTTACATAGTTGGTATAGAGCGATTGAATTAGCGTTAGACTAGGAACATACAACAATGTTGTTCCAGCAACAAACTGAACATCCGATGGAATGTTATTGATCAAGGAAACGATCCAAGCTAAATGTGTATTATAGCCAATCGATCGCAAATACCGTTTCATACTAAAAATATAACTCTGTAGATATGAAGAGGAGATGCTATATGTTTGTGACTGACCAATGAGGTATTGTTTGTGATCACTAATGAATTGCCTCCAGACAACATCGGTATCGTCGTATTGATTGATACTGGCATTAAGTGTATCTATTAGAGCCATAATTTCCCCAGCATCCGTTAAAAATTATCTCGCAATCTCATAATATGATAATGTCCAAAATCTTTAGTAGATTGTGCTGATCAATATTTTAAATATATATTACTACAACAGAAGGGAGGGATACAATATGCTCACAGCTCACATCTATCGTTTGTATCCTTCTTTGGAACAGAGGATACAACTAGCCCAACACTTCGGTTGTGCTCGGTGAGGGCTCTCGTAAGACATCTGAGACTATCCAGATGCAGTCCCTGTGAAACGAGAAACATCAGAAATGATGTGGTACATTACTAAGATGAAATGCACTATCCATGGGAGTTGAAAATGACAGTTGATATCCCCCCAAAATCTATCTTGTACAATACCACAAGTCTTACAGAACCCGCAGCTGTTTTACATAGAGACTATCCCTATTTGAATAATGTAAATATAGACCCACGACTCTCGGGTTTTCAGGCGGGATTAATTCCATTTCTTCCTGGAACATCGAGTCCACGTGTAGATATGTATGCCAGTCATCTCAATCAGGCAATGGTGCTGGATGGTGGTGAATTTTCAATGATTTTCGCTGGTCCTGAGCAGAATCTTGGAGAATATGAATTCAGTAAAACACGACGCAATCAAGATATTACAGTACTTGAAGTTATTCCAAAATACCCAACTGTATTTGGTCCAAATCGCATTGGTAAGAATCCATCACTTACGGTAATCTATGTTGGTCATACTGACAAAAAATTACACTATATGACGATCGATTCCTATCATAAAGGAAGTGATGGATTTGGATATGAACTCGTTTGGGAAAACACCCATCTGTTAACTCAACCAAATACACCAATAACCAAAGAGACACGTCTAACAACTTCGCCCAATCACCGAGATGGTTTGTATGGTATGGGGTTAAATCTCAATGTCGCGTATATGACACTTGAGGAAACCATCGAAGATGCCATGTTGCTTAGTGAATCTGCCGCTGAGAAAATGATGACGAGTGAATTGCATGAAGTTAAAATCATTGTTCGTCCAGATCAATATCCCCTGAATGTCTATGGACATGAAGATGAAGTTCGATTTATGCCGGACATCGGTGATATCGTAAATGCCGATGGAATTCTTGCAATCTTCCGACCACTGAATGCTGAAACTATAATCTCGGATACAACGAAAGGGTCGCTTGACGAACTTCAACAATTACACGATGATGTTTATGTTGCACCAGCAGGTTCTGTTATTCTAGATATCACTATCAATGCAGCACATTCATCCAAAGCACCAAAATCACTCTATGCTCAAGCCGACAAATATGTTCAAGCCAGTAATAAATATTGGCAAGAAATTGTTAGAGTGTATGGTCAAAACCGTCAGACCTATGAACTTGCTGAGGAATCCAACACTCTTTTGAGTACGGCCATTCAACGATTGACTGCTGCTGGTATAGCAGTACAGCTACCTGGTGTATCGAGAAAGCCTAAGACCAAATTGATCGGTAAGAATAAACAACCGATTGAGTTTATGGAAATCACTATCGTCTTTGCAACAAAAAGAAAGTTTGCTCCGGGATTCAAGATAACTGGCCGAGATGGTGCTAAAGGAGTATGTTGTCGTATTCTTCCAGATAAGTATATGCCGATTGACGATTATGGATTTCGTGCCGATCTTGTGGTCGATCCGAGTTCTTGTATCAGTCGCATGACGATGGGTCCGCTTTATGAACCGGCGATTAATCGAACTTCTGAATTCGTACGTCGTCGTCTAGCTGAGTTGTTTCCGAGTGATCCGAGAGCTGCAGGAGCAATGCTACTCGATTATCTTGCAGATATCAATCCAAATTATTCAGCACATATTCGTGAAGTTATGTCGACCGATCAAGATATGGCTGAGTTTGTCAAGTATTGTATTGATACGAGAATCAATATGCATATTCCACCTGGATTGAATACTATTGGATTGGAGCTTATCCAAAAACTCAAAAACAAATGGAAGATTCCACTTTCTCCAGTGACGTTTACGCAATGTGATATGGATAATAATGTCATTGCACAGTTCAGAACTAGAGCTAATGTTTGTATCGGATCTAAATATACGTATTTGTTGTGCAAGATTCCAGAACCATCCTCCCCTGGGGTTGCTCGCATCAATCAATACAATACACCAATGAAGTCTCCACCATCAGATAAGTTCATGTATCCGATCAAACAGTCACCCATTCGTACTGGTGAAGATGAACTTCGAATTATTGTTATGGATCTTGAACATCCACAAGAACATGAACGACTGATGTGTCTTCAAGGGAGTTCGCCGAAAGGAATTAATGCCGTTGCCGAAGCACTTCTCAATGAACCATATCCAACTAGAATCAAACGAATTCCCCTCAGCAATACGCAACTAATGACGTCGAATACTGTGATTCAGGTATTTGATCATATGCTATCTACCATGGGTGTTGGTATAACGACTGCTGGTCCAGTTCCCATTCTCGGCGATCTCTTAAGGGATGTAAAGAAATGATAGAATCCTTTGATCCAAGAACAATTCCTCTATTTCCTGCAGATTCACTTGCTTTGAGTAAACGGCTTCTTTCGATCAAAGACCAAATGTTCAGCATCCAACTTGCTGATATTGTTGTTACCATGTCAGCAAAGTGGCTTATGGTAAATATCTTTACCTGGAGACCTCTTGTTCGACGAGGATTACCAATAGAACAACGACATACTTTATGTGACGGATTGGTTACCTCTGTTAGACTTGCAGAAATCGAAACTGAGATTTACAATGATGTAATTGCACAAGCAAATGTGCAGTATGGTCTAGTTCCGCCAGCTATCGACCGATTCATCCTCGAAGATCTTTGTGAAATAATCAACGATTTACACACGATGGTTGCCACCCAACTTGGAGAGTATCATCTCTCCATGTCTGCCTTTGAACTTGCAGATCTTCTCTTGAGTCCAAAGATTGCTCCATTGACAAAAATTGATATCTCAAAAGAGATGTTAATTGGCGTTACTGCAGTTGAAGAAAAGATAAATGCAGCTGGCCTGTTGATGATGACCGCACTTAAGGATCGATCCATTCCATCTAACATCATCGCTCCTTTTCTTGAACTCGGCCAGCTCAATGAAAAACAATTGGCTGCAGTAACCGTTGCCATTGGTTATCGCACCGATGCTTCTGATAACATGGTTCGATATCCCATCATGTCTTCTTATGTGACAGGATTAAAAGATATCAAAGAATATGCCATCGATGCATTGATGGCAAAGAAGACGGTTTACTACAATAAAAATGCTATGCCAGATTCTCAATACAATAGCCGCAAGCAACAGATTCTTTCTAGTGTTGTGCGACATCTCTATCCCGGAGATTGTGGTAGTAAACTAACAATACCATTTTACGTCAACAAGACCAATGCGCGATATATATTGGATAAGTATATTGTTGTAGATGGACGAAAAATCTGCTTAACCAAATCCAATATCAAGTCGTACATTGGAACGACCGTCCACTTCAAATCTCCATTAACCTGTGGACATACAGATGGCGTTTGTCATGCTTGTGGGGGACGACTAACAGACTATATGCCACCATTTGTTTCGCTTGGTATTGCCAGTACTATTGAATATATGGGTAAGGTGGCACAGCTTGTGTTGAGTTCAAAACACTTTGCCTTTACGAAAGCAATTGCCTATATTGTTCCAGATCAACTACGAGATTTTCTAGTTGTGCGCCAAAATGACATCTATATGCGAGAAACGATTGATATCAAGAAACTACAGATCTGTATTCAATATAGGGACATATCCCATATCAAAGAACTATTGTCTGATGATGTAGGAGACAGTGCCCCTATTATTGAGCAGCAATTTTCTACAATTCACACAATGCGATTTGTAAATGCCGATACTGGTCTATTGGAAACACCAGAAGTTCTGATGAATGGTGCAGCTGCTCATCCAGTGTGGCCATATTTTTCATTAGAATTTCTCAACTTTCTAAGTGAACATCCAAAGAATGTCAACATTATAGATGATATCGTTTTAATTTCATTGAAAGATTTTGACTCTAGCAATAAGCCGCTGTTCCGCTATGTAATGCAATCGAGTAGTATGCTTAAATTCAATAGTGATTTGGCTAAATTTGCAACAAGTACTATTCGAGATTTTACGTCGATACCAGAAGCACTTGCTGAATTCTCACAGATGGTGTTTAGTGAGGTGAAGAATGTGAATATTCTTCATCTCGAGATTGTGTTGAAATCATATCTCATCGCAAGTGAGTTGGATTACAACATTCCTGTGGTAACAGATATCAATAATGTGAAATTTGGTACTCTTCTTAGTATCATCCCAAGGCGATCTCTGGGTGGATTGTTTGCCTATGAGCGATTAGCTGAATTCATGACGAAAGAACCAGAACTCTACTTGTTCCCCCACAGACAAGGTGATTTTGATGCATTCTTCATAGCCGAACTTCAACAATATCTGTGATGTAATCAAGAAGGTGACTGTATGTCACCTTCTTTTGATTTATGGACGATGCTCTCTAAAATATTTGGAGGGCGAACCTCCTTTGTAATACCATAATCATAAGAGGAGGTTTTCGTGATAGTCATACAGACGACTCCATTAAGCTATAGAATACAAGTTGCTGCAAATGGACAATTGTTTGGGACGAATCTCTATCTATCGAAATATCTAAAACGGTTTAATCATACAAAATGGGATAAACGATTAAGACGATCTATTTTGTATCGACGTTATATACGATATGATGAAAAGACTCAGACATTATACGCACCTAGATATGATCTTCCAGCGTTTTGTCAGTATCTACAATCTAGCGGCATTGCATATACCACCGAACAGTTACCATTACAGATCGGTGCTGAAATAAATGTATCGCTTAAATCTCACATAAGAGATCGCAACGAACAACAAACAGCGGCAATTAATTATTTAACAACATGTTCGGAATCTCAACGTGGATTATCATCCATGCCGGGCTTCGGAAAAACTTTTTGTGCAGTAAAATCTATTGCTATACTCGGACGTCGCACTATGATTTGTGTGGCTGGGTTAATAGAACAATGGCAAAATGCTATTCTTGAATATACCGAACTATCAGAATCTGATGTCTACATCATTCAAGGAGCAGTCTCTATAAATAAGTTATTGCTCCAAATTGATAAAACACTGTTTCCTAAGATTATTATTTGTTCATTGGGCACCATTCGAGCTTATTCTACCGGTGATGCAGCATATGAAAATCATCCTCCGTTTGTTGAATTATTTGATAGGCTGCGCGTTGGTGTGAAGGTTGTAGATGAAGCCCATTTGAATTTTTACCTCACACTAATGATAGACTTACAAACCAATGCTGCAGTGAACATAGCATTGACTGCTACCTTTGATAGAGGTGACTATCAAGTCAAACAGATATTTGATTCTCATTATCCACATCTTATGCGATTTGGAGAAAATGTTCTAAATCGTTATGTTGATATCTACAGCTATAATTACAGCTTAGGAAATATGATACCAGCAAAAGCATATCTCACATCTGAGGGGTATAATCATAGCAAGCTTGAAGAATATCTGATGCGGCGCGTACCAAAACATTTAGAATACATCTATAAGTTTGTTTATTCTCCTGCTATATATGCACATTATATCAATAAGCGTCGCCCAGGACAAAGACTGTTGATATTGTGTACAACTGTGGCAATGTGTACTTGGTTGCATGATAAACTTGTTGCCGAACTATCACCAGAAGAAAATTTTAAAGTTGCACTCTATACTTATGAATCCAGTATTGATGTATTATCAGAAGCGGATATCGTCATATCAACACCAGGATCTGCCGGTACGGGAACTGACATTAAAGATTTACTTATGGTATTAATGACCATAGCTACGGGCTCAGAGAATACTAATAAGCAATCCCTAGGAAGATTGCGTGAATTGTCTAATGGCGACACACCAGTCTATGCTTATAGTTGGAATCGTGACTTGTCTCAACATCAGAAATATCAAGAAGCACGACGCCATACATATACCGCTCGTGGCAAATCCTTTCACGAGATTGTTTTATGATATGTCGAGACTATTTCTTGAGTTTACTCTAATCAAAAAAGGATAGATTATGACAAAATTAGTTGCTGAAATGCCGAGCATCGAACTTCCTTCAGCAGGAAAACATAGTTCCGGTACACGACATATGACGGGATATAAAATTGAAGTAAGAACTTCTTACAATAATCCAACCATTCTTGGTGAATTTGTTATCGACAACGTATGGCGTGAAATTCCAGTCATCGCTGGTGCAACTCCATATGGTATCAACATTCCAGTCGGTGAGTATGACCGAAAGATGTTGTCTGATGTTGGACTGCTGTCATATATTGCAGCAGAAGCCCATCGTTGGGCCTTCTTGGCAGTTGTTGATTCTGCCAAGATATCTGGTGCTCTCTGCATCGAAACTCGTTTTGTCAAAGTGAAGTATAGTTATTCCTATACCACTGAAGAAATTGGTGTATCCGAACCACACGAAAGTATGTCATATAAACGAGATGTTGCTGCATTTAAACCACGATATCCTGTCAAGGATGAACCCGAACCAATTGAAGATGGATCTGCAGCACGTGCTGCACTAGATGTCGTAAAAACTCCGACAAAAAGTATGCTAAATGCTGCCCGAGATTGGTCAATCAAGAAACATGGTAGAGGTATTGGCAACGAAGATGCAATTGGTTGTTGGAATGCCATGTGGGAAGCAGCAGTCAATCCACCACCCCAAGAAGAATGATGATTAAATTAGACTACCTGTAATGCTTAGAATTTATCTACAAAACACAACAGAAGATTTGTAAATATCATGTTGAAAACAACAGTTATACCTGAATTGGCTACTAAAACATTAGCCCTTTATAAAGTATTGGGTGAAATTGAACAATGTGATATCGCAATAAGGGCTTATGCTGAGCATGGAAACTCCGGTACTGTTCATGATCTTGAACACAAACAAATGCGAGAAGTTGCTTGTAAAAAAGTACAAGAAATCACAGCTGTCATTTTCACAGTTGTCAATATCAATAATCCTAAAACAACTGCAGAACAAGAACGAGATGAACTATTAACTATTCTTCGTGATATTGTATATCGTGACTCAGAGGGTATTATTCACGATACCTATCGTACAGATATTGATCTTGGAGAAATACACCCGACTCTTGAAAAATGGATACCACAAAGAAAGCTCTAATGATTAGAAATGGAGAATTGTTATGAGTGAATCAATTAAAATGAGTCCAGAGGATGTTCGTAAAAAATATAGATTACTTAAGTCACTACAAGCAAAAACTTCTTTGGCTTTAACCATACTTGAACGTGATTGTACCCACCCACTACTAACAATGAAGTATGGAGGAAGTAGTGGGAACTATGATCCATCTGATAATCATTATTGGATTGATTGGGCATGTCCAGACTGTGGTAGGCGTTGGACTACTCCACAAGACAGTAATGAGAAACGAAAATATCCACAGGCGATTGACATAACACATCTTGATTTAGCATCCCGCCGCTAACTTCAATTTCATAACGATTTGGGTGACACATGTTCAAAATAAATCTTGATGCTACTAAAGTTCCAGCATGTTCTATCTGGATCGATCTTATGAAATTCCCAATGCCTCACACCACAGATATGATTTTATCAGATCTGGGTCTTAGTGAAGAACAATTGAGTTTTGCTAGAGATAATGTAGTATCTTCTAGTAATAGTAGATATACTACTTTGTTCTATCGATATTGTAGTATGCGCATTATCAACTATATTCCAAAAACATTTGCAAAAGTTATTTCTGGTGGATACGACTACATAGCAATGACACTTGATGTAGAAAATCTATTTGATTTACCCGTACTACCAAAGCTCGATGTCTATACATATCGCACACTTCTCCCAGATGCAGTTGTTGTTTCGTTTTCCCAAGAACTTCATCTCGGTGAGCGAATTGTAGTTCATCGCAATCTCAATAATGATCAACGAATGGTACAATATTGTACGAGAGGAGATCGGGCCTATCCTCTGTTTAACCGACTCATGTTGTTGAAACAGCATAGTGATGCTATTCTGATAACCAATGATACAATTCGAGAAGTGCTACGCATTGGCACTTAGGAAATCATGACACAATCTCAAACGACTGTTGTAATAGAGCATATTACCATTCCACCAAATAGATTTGGTAGACTTCATCCAAGAATTTTTGCAGAAACACCCGAAGATTATAATTCCAATTTAGATATAGAACTATCCAGCATCGATGATGTCATCAAGAGAGATTATCGCAAAGGTGATGTTGTTGAATTGAATTATATTGGAACCATTCCACAACTTGGAAAAATACTACAACCTACAAAAATTACGTTTCCCACAGAATCAAGTCTCGATCACGAATTGAGAATTGTTCGTAGTGGTCGGTGTACGAGTTGTTACAATCCACTAACTTGTCGCAATGGAAATTTGTATTGTGATAACACGACCTGTTCTTATAAAAACATTGATCGACTCGTGTATGCCTGCGGTCATCGAATATTAGATCTACCGGTTGGTAAATTAGATCTGGCCTATTGGTATTCAGATCAGTGTAGTGATATTGTGGCTCCAGTGACACAGCTTCTCACTGCAGAACGAGACATACTAAATCAATTTGCTAAAGATGAAGATGAATTGAATTATATATTAGATACTTTTGTAACGCGACACAACCAATTACACGGATATACCTATCCAGATGAAGTTCAATTGATTACCCAAGGTCGATTTCTAAATGCTTTATCCTTAAGAGGACTCTATCAATCAAATATCAATCATCTTCAGACCGGATTGGCCTATGCAAATTGGCAGTGGAAAGATCTTCCGACTGTTTTGACAGATTCAAAGAAATTACAATCTCTAGGCATTCCACAAAAAGATGCTCGTGAAATTGTACAATCTACTTTGTTAGGAATAGACGAAGTCGCTTCTTTTGCCAATCTCTAGGATCAATGTATTATGTCGAATTGTGAACACATTCCAGTTTTAATTAAACACATCACGGCCGAACATGATAGATTTGGTCGCATACATTCTGTTGTAGAAATCTCTCCAATTATACGCAATGAAACTAAAATATCAAAAATACATTTAACCGAACTTGATGATCTACTTTATATTAAATATAAAGTAGATGAAGTTATTAAACTTCCATTTATAGGAAATATTCCAAGATTTAATTCTTCAAATAATCATTTTAGAGATTATTGTTATTGTTGTAATAAATTTCTTATTAATAAATATGGGGGCCTTTATTGTCCCAATGAAAATTGTTCAAAAACAATAGTTGCTCGTCTTATATATGCTGCACGTAAACCACTGTTAGATTTACCTATTTGTAAAGAAACATTAGAAGACATTGTTTTGAGTAGTGATTTTGTCAACGATCTTCCTAGTTTGTTGTGTGTTGATATCAACCAACTGGATGAACTATTTGATCGCACTGAAAGTGAATTGATTGTTAGCGCCTTACAGTTGAGAATGGATCGATTGTTTGGTCGGGGATGTTCGCAGGAAGAACAATTGTTGGTACAAAGTAAGTTCCTCGATGCACTATCCATAACCGGTCTATATAACAAAGACCGCATGAAAATTCATAAGGAATTGCAGGATAGAACTTGGTGTTGGGAAAATCTTACTGAAGTTCTTACTGATACCGGTTTTCTTGTTAAGTGTGGTATTGTAGCACAAGATGCTCGTGTTATCACTAAACATGCATTGAACCGAATTGTAGAACTAGATACCCTAGCTCGAGGGTTTTGATATCTAACAATGAAAGAAACTATCATGAATACTCCAGTTATGTCACAACAAGAAAAGACTTTTCAAACAACAATTGAAATTCTTCGACGACAGCGAGAAACACAATCCGATTTAGTGGTACAACTTTCTGTACAAATTACCGAACTAGCTGCACACTCTGCTGCACAACAACAAAGTATCATCGATCTTCAACAGGAAAAAGATGAACTACTTGTTGAACAATCATGCATGTTGAATAATACACGACATGTCATTGCCAAACTTGATCAATTAGATAAGCAATTGAAATTGATTCTATCTTCAGTAAATATGCTTGTGTAGGATGATGATTTAATCATCATCTTATAGAATTCATAAAAAGATAGGAGAGTCTTATGTTTGCAGCACTAGAACAGACCACTATGATGACGCCAATGGATTCCACAATGCAAGAATTTGACGATACGGTATTTGATGGTCTGGCATTGGAAGTAGAAATCAATGAACTTCGTCAAGAAGTTCGTGCAACAATGACAACGATCGACGAACTCAATGCTCTACATGCTAGTATCGAAGCACATGGATTGTCAGTTGCTCTGTTACAATTTGCCAATACGAACAATGCTTTAAGTCTTGTCATTCCGGAAATTCCTTCACTTGAATCGATGAGTGTCGAATCGACAGATGAAGCACGAGATGCTGCTTTAGAAGGCATTTTGCGCACCGTTGGTGATCTCGTTGGTGGGGTGATTACTAAAATCAAAGCCATGGGTGCTAAGATTATCTCTTCTATCAAATTGTGGTTTGAATCAACTACTGAATTGCAAAAACAAACAGCAAAGTACAAAGCGGCAGTTGCTGGTAAGGCGTTTGATACCGAACTCTTCAATACACTTACGTCGAAACTGATTCCATGCAACCAACTCATCGAACTGATTGACCTTGGTCCGGCGAATAGTACTTTTACATTTGCCATCATGAAGATGAAGGTTCCAGAAACCAATACTGATAGAGAGATATGGTTGACTGAATACCACAAGCTTTATGCTAAATACATAGGTGGTTTCTCTATTGTTAAAAACGAATGGGTTTTGAAACCAAAACCAACATCAACAACATATACTGCTGCTGGCTATACTGAAAAATCATTTGATGATATTGTCAATCACCTTGAAGCTTTTGTTGAAGACGAACTTCACAACTACGATAGTCTCTGTGCTGAATTTGAACGCTATGAAGATTATGTTATGCGGCGTCTTGACGAATTGACTGTGACCAATACGACAAGTGGTCATAATACTCAAATTGATCCAGAAACCAATCGTCCGAAAGTCACAATAGGTAAATCAACCACAGTAACAAAAACTGAAGGTGCTAAGATTTTGGATTATGTGTTTGATCTTTCTGGAGAGCACTATATCCGCAATAGCAATATTAGCTGGAAAGATGGTGCTCGTCGTGGTCTGCGCGTGCTGAATGATTTGACTAAGGCCTACAAGTAATTTCGTTAACATATTTTTTGTTTGAATACGACAGTACTGAGATCGGCACATGCCGATCTCAGTACTACCAACTCCAAAATTGTCTAGGAATATATACTACAAAGTAACTAGTTTTGCTTCAATAGCCACCAATCGTGAGATGACACCTGTGAAGGCGGCATCAGTACCGAGATCGGCCGCTGTCAAAAATGTATTGGCACCAAGATAGGCATTGATATTGACGAGAGTCTGATAAATAGAAGACACATCAGATAATGTTACGCCACCACCATAAGCATGATAAGTGACAGAAATAATACCAGCAAATGGTCGAGTTACTAGAATGGATCGATATACACCAGAAGTATTGGTGGTAGAACGCGTTCTTTCTATATCGCAACCAATGATGATATAATCAACATTTCTAACCAATGGCACAGGTGGTGTGGTGCCAGAGATAGTCAATACCACACTATCAGCAAAGAATGCTCCAGAAACCGGAATGATGAGATTCATTCCAGAAAAAGTATTTGTGGTATAAGGTTCTGCAACAATAAGATTGGATGTATTGGTTTCATTTGGATCAGCTGGTAATAATTTAGGTATTGCTGGTGTTGATGTAGTTGTCGTTGTCATAATCGAAAGTTTTGTCTCAATGACAGCCAATCGTGATAGTATATTAGCGATTACATCTTTATAAAGCAGTTGATAATTACAAGAGATTGTATATGGTGTTGTAAAGGCAGTAATAATTTGAATACTACTTATCAAAGTTGCCGTAAAAACACTACTGACAGCCATCGCTTGACCCATCGCAGTGTAATCCGCAACAGCAACTGTCCAATCGGTACCAAATACTAAAGTCGTGGAAGTACCAAGAATAGTTATGTCTAAACTATTTTGATAAATAGGTGTTTTAAAATCTATTCGTTGACCAACCATAAAAATTCTATACTGGTCATTCGTCACCGCATAAGTTGGATCAACTCCGGTGAGATCTGGCGTGGTATCAGACATATCCTACGATCCTCCGGACATTGTTAGGGAGCAGCAAGTGCAATCAATGTATTTTGATAATAAGTATTGAGATTTTGGGCAGCCGTTGCTAATGCAATCTGTTGTTGTAATTGTTGATAAAGTGTTGCATATGGCACTTGGGCATCTGTACGAGCAGCTACTAATGCGACATAATCCGCTGCAGACATATACGTTGTGCCGAGACTATAAAGTTTGACTGGACTGGTTACTCCAACAACTCCACTGATAATGGAATTGATTTCACTAACAATCCAAGTTAATGCAGCTTCATCGGCAAATAGTCCAAGTGAAACACCAATAGCAAGATTGTTATAACAACCAACCATAGGATCTGGTACTGTTGCTAACAGTGAGGATGGTATATAAATAGAAGTACCTATACCATTTGCTGGTACTAAATAAAGCACCGTGTCATTTGCATAGTTGTGGGCATCGGTCGTATATTGTGCCGAACTAAGTCCCGCCGGAATGTAGAGATTGATAACAAAATCGATACCAACAGTAATAGCTTCATCAAAAGAAAGCAATTCTTTTACAGTATATATGCCATTTAAAGTGGTAAAACCAGTATTGAAGGTATAAGCACAAGTACTATCTATGACGGGTAATGGAATCATGGCGCTGGTACCAGACTGAGATAGGATGTCTTTGTCATGACGTAATAGATGACATCTCCCACACTAAATGTAATATAACTACGGGAATCATTTGGTGGAGTATAAAGTGACAGCAGTGGATTGACTACAACATTTCCAGAAGCACGAGATAGTGCAGATCCTAATAGTGCTGCAAACTGTTGGGTCAATATAGTCATCGTTGCAAATAGTGGATTGGTGGTAGCCACATTTTGATACGTTGGATGTTCTCCAAGCAATGATAATCTCAATGGATCATTTCCACTATCTGGTATAGCCAAGACGGTCATAGCATTGTAGAAAGCTGAAATGAGATCAAGATTTGCTGTAATAAATCCGGTTGTCATATCATACAGTGCAACTTCTGCATCGGAGATGGCTGTTGGTATAGATACTATATTTGGATAAATAATGACACTAATAAGCGAAGTGGTTGCTTCCCACATCGGCAATAGATAAAATACTTCCGTTACAAACAAGGATGGAAAAAGTGCTTTCCAGCCAGCTAAAGTACCAACACCGGGTACTAAAGAAGTTCCGGTGACGGCACTTATCAGTAGATTCCGAATGGCTGTCCTAATGGCAATATCCCCAGGAACACATCCATTATAAAGTATGTTAAATTCAACCGGAGCTGAATTTCCAAAACCATCAACTACCAATACAGTTTTTGCGACATATCCACTATACTGAGCAGATTGGATATAACTTTGAAGATCCTGTTGACTTGTACTACTAGATACCAATGCTGTGGTGAAGACATTATCTGTGCTTGTTGTAATACTCAGGGTATAAAGTTCTGATAAGGGTATCGGTGGGATTACAACAGCAATTGTCGACAGCGGATACTTGGTATAAAAGATTGTATTGTTTAACCAAATACGAAATTGATATTGAGTGCCATCAGTAATTACAAAAGTAAATGTCACATAATCAGGACAAATAATGGCTGTCGGTACAATGGTATCATATACATCCGCTGAGGTATGTGTTGTGCTGTAAACATAACTTGATGTGAGATACTGTGGCCATGCTACAAGTGCTAATTCAACTTCGGCTGTCGTGGCACTTGTATTATAAGCAAAACAAAGTTGATCGATAATAGCAAATAAATTCTGTCGTTCAGTTAAAGTCCAAACAGTTTGAGTTGCAGTTAAGACTGCAGCGTATTCATTTTGATCAATGATCAATCGTGATTTGGTTGTAAAGGGTAGATTGAGATCAAGTGCACGAGATGTTCGTGGATCTGTAAATTCTTGTGGGGTTACAAAATAAGATAATGATTGGGAAGATAATACACACATACCACCATTTTTACGAACTGGATTGAGTCCACTGGTGATATCTAAGAAACTTGGGTCATACAGGAATGCATGGATAATCGCCACTATAACAATCCTTTATAATACATATTCGTGGTTCTAGCTGAACTATAGGATGTTCATACTGCCTTAGTAATTATTTTATTACAATGTGCTATTATCTATTGAAGAGAGAGATAGATATATCTTATGAGGGAACTCCTTATGTTCCTCCTGAAAGAGTCTCCTATAAACCAATATTGAATGAAAGAAGTTGTACCATGAAGAGAAAAAATACGTTTCCATTTACAGCAAGTATGCGACGTTTCGATGACGCATCTGGCGATGTTGAGAATTTTTATACCATTCATGGGACAACTGTTGTTTTTAACAGCGACCTTGTTGATTCATTTACCATGCTTCCTGTTGTCGATTCAAACTCCATTGGTGTGAGATTGCATAATCAAGATGGCACCTGTATCGATAGACTGTTTTCTATGGTTGACGATAAACTCTGTGAAGTTCCTCCAACCATGCCACCGATTCCTGGAATCGCGATTGACCACCACGCACTGTAATATTGACGCCTCATGATAGTGATCATCTCGATTTGAGATGATCACTATCATCACATAATAACTTCATTGAAATCTCAGATACATATTATTTTTTTGAAGTAAATAGTTACAATGGCGTGAGGCCATAGTGTTTTTTGGAGAGATCATCACTCGTACCTATATAGTTCATATTCATACAGATATATATTATTTATGTGAAGATGTCGGAGTTTTAACAGTCATTCTGGAGTAATAGCTATGAAGATCAAAACGCTGTTAAAAGACTTTGCTGAAGCAAGAAAGCGACGTCAACAACGCATTCTTTACAAACTTGCTGTTGATGGCAAAACACGTCTCTACTTCATGGGATTTGGTGTCTATCTACCAGATCGCGAAAATGCCATACGGTATAACAAGAACCATCTACCAAGAATTTTGGCAGATGGCGTCAGAAGTGAATTGGCTTAAATAACACAAGGGGACACAACTGGAATATTCCAGTTGTGTTACTTTCTCAACAACAGTGTGTTTCAATTAAATTCAGATATATACTACCCAGGCGATGATACTCCACAAATATCATCAAAACAACTAACAGGAGACAATCATGCCGGATATCACACTTACTTCTGACCAAGTCAAACTAGCCAGAGATGTGTTTTTGGGAACTTGTTTGCTTTCACAAAACGATCAGATTGCAGCAGCGTATTCTAGCATACACAACATCAGAACTGACTTTTCTACTCCAGTGGATCCTGTCTGGTATGCTCCATTGAAAATAATATACGACGAGATACAATTGCTTCCTGCCAGACAACGCAGGATTCGATCAAATGCCCGCCTGACACACCGCATTTTGAATAACCTTCCATAACGAATACTATCATGCTGAGGGGAGAAATTCCCTCAGCATGATAGATTCTATTTTATATGGGTTTACTGCGTTTCATCGTATTTCAGATACATACTACACCAATGATAGAAAGAGAATAAATAACTCTTCTAGTAACCCACATAAGGAATTGTTCCTATGAATACCAAGATCATCATTGCTGCTGCTGTCGGTACAGTTTCGGCTGTTGTCGTCGGCGGAGCTATCTGCTACAAGTTCTGCAAGAAGGCCAAGACTCCGGCGGCGATTCCTTCGACGACCGCACCAGCTGCGCCGGCTCCCGCCAAGCAGTATCTCGCCCCCTTCATCAAGATGATGATGGATCACAATATCCCGGTCGACCACAACATCGACATCGGCACCACCGACTATCTCGACTACCCCGTGAAGAACCGGTTGTTCTGCGGATTCGACGCACAGGGTCGGGCGTTCGTCAACCTTCCGCTCAAGGTGGCGAAACGCATCAATGGGATCGATTGGACGCAGTATGATGCTGCGGTGGTGCTGTTTCAGAGGGAAGCCTCGGACCATACGCTCTTCGTGCTGGGTGGCGATACCAGCACGATCCTGCCGGATGATTTTCCCGGAAACGATTTCTCAGAAGGCTGGACCTTCGATCCGCTCCTGGCTTTGCTGGAAGGAAAGATGTTGTTGAATACCAAGAACAACACCACTTACGAGATCATCCTCGGGAAAGTTGGCTAACTCGTTCTCTGCATGCCGTGCCTAAAACTCCGTCTTTCACAATTCTGTTCATCAAGGAAGTTCATCATGTCTGAAGAAAAAGTCGCCGGCTACATCATCCTCGGCGTTGGTGCTGTCGGCATCACGCTCTGTGCCATCAACCTGGTGCGTCTCACCAAGTGGGCCTACACCCGGGTCAAGTTCGAAAGGCGTCATGCCCAGCCGAAGGTCGCCTCGACCAAACCCGCCTCGCCCATCGCCGCCTGAACATCAAGTGTGTGAGACTGTGATCCACAATGGATCACAGTCGGCCATTTAGTAAATAGGAGGCTTA